CCCACAACTATCATGTTGATTATAAATCACATACAAAAACCACTATTCCACCAACATTTGCACAATGCGTATTATTTATTTGCAACATTTGCGTAAATTTTTCTCGTAGTAAGTATATACACACTTGGTCCCGCAATCCCAGCAGTCGTAGTACTCTCCGTTGCGAACACCGACAACGTGACCTGCGATACGAAGAACATAGGTTCCGTCAAAATGTTCACGAGCGAACTGGGTTACAGTCGGTCGTTTTGAACCACGCTGAACCTTGATAGAACAGCGAGTGTAACCGAGTTTTTTGAGGCAGCACTCAATAGAGTCGTCAGAGGTCGGTGCGTCAAACACCTCTTTACCAGAGATGCACAACAAATCGTAAACCTGTTCCCAAGGAAGCTGCTCTGCCGCACAGATAGCACGGATAGGACAGTCCTCGTGGCGATAACGTCCCTTACCGGTCCAAGACGGATTGGGTTGGAACTTAACAAAATTGTGCTTGGGGAATTTGTTTTCTTTGAGTCTTGGCATAACTAAAAATTTTGCTCGCTACAGTTTGAATGCCTTGTCCAGTATTCCGATAGAACCACAAAGAAGAAGCATAAAACAAGCAGCAAGCATTGTCGTGAATTTTATGGGTGAATAACTAGGTGAATAAAAATCTATTCAGTATGTCGGTAGGTCTCTTGCCATCTCTCTGGCGGGATGTAGGAGGTTTGTAACGTTTGATTATTGTTTAGCCTATTAACTACTGTTCATTCGTTGGGCTTCCAAGAATATAATATAATTAAAAACAATATCCAGAACTCAGTTTTTTCTGAAAATACTCAGAAAACCTATCAATGCGCTAATCAAAGCATGCTTGACATTGTACTTATATAAGCACATATACACAATAGTTGTCACTACCTCGTAAATACAGAAAATGGTTAGTACACAAATAAGTGCAAGTACCAAATCGTTAAGAATGTTAATCATATTTTACAATTTATTATTGCGGTTGTTTTTTCTTTGTAAAACTTCTTTTTCAGTGCTTGTTTTTTTCTTGGGTTGTCGGTTCGCCAAATCTTCTCTACAAAAATCAAATCGGCAAGAGTCTCTACCCTCACCTGAGATACTTTGCGAACATTTTTTCTATCCCTAATATATCTTCCCATACCTCTATCCCATACTAAGTTTAACATCGGCACATTGTAATCAACAGTAGTGATATTGAGATAAAAGCGAAACTGAAGTTCATTTGCATTACGTTCAGATACTTTTTTCACAACAAGATAGTGTTTATTATCTTTTGACACTACAAGGTTACTACCTTTTCGCTTGATAAAAGTATTATAACCGTTGTCTGTCAGATATTTCATTGTAATGGGGGTATTGGCTGCGCCTGTTTTTGTAGAAGAGAGAATGCTCATTGTATTTTTAGTTTTGTTATTACTTTTATATTTTTCTACACTCGTTGAAAAGCTTCCAGTTTTGCGCAAGAGTACGTCCTGCTTCATATCTCTTTCTGAAGTAAGGGTACATACTCATAATGTCACCTATTGTTTCAAAATGAAGCACGTAAATATGTTTTTTGTTATAAACACTACCAACTTTCTTATTTAGTGTTCTTATTGATTGTTTGTCATAGCACTCATAATCCGGTTCGTAGAATACTCATTACCAACCAGTGCTAAAGGTGTTGACTTCGATTTCATCAGGAGTGACAACGATACCGTTGCCGATTTCACGTGCGACTTCAGATGCACGAGAGCAGCTGTCGTACGAACCGTAGAACCAGTAGCCGGGAGAGTACTTGTCGTTACGGCAGTCACGAATTACAGTGTAGGTGTGTTCGGTATAGTATGTACCGACGTTGTTAACGATATACGGCATATATGTATAGGTTAAATGGTGAAACAATAAGATTACATTATAACATAGAAAAAGGAGTGGTCAAATTAACCTCTCCTTTTCAAATTTTCAGATGCGTGCCTCAAAAATTTTATTGAGTATCACTTTGCCCCTCATGTCAGGATTGTTCTCATCAAATGACTTGACAAGACTGGACAATTCTTGCTCTGTAAGGTCGGTTTTAGCGATTTTAACGCCAGTTCCGGTCCACCCGACAGAGATAGTCCAGTGTGTATCAAACTGGTCCGCAGAGAGCATAATCGGAAACTTTAATTGTACGTTGTTCTGACTTAGGATGTCAATCAATTTTGTGTAAGTTGCATTCATAAATACATGAAATTTTGTGACGGTTTTCAGATGTGATTTCGGTGCGCTCTTTTTTGTACACACAGTAATGTACAATACCTGCTATCTCGGGAGCAGTGCGCACTTTGTCTTTTTTACGTTTGCGCTTTGTTTTTGTTGCAGTCTTGTTACACACACTAATACGCGAGTAGGGGCAGTTGAAGACAGACTCGCAAGGTTTTTGTTCAGAGAGGTTCATTACCATTTAACGATTGTTGGTGCGATATGATACTTTTCGGCAGGAAGCTGCTTCTGCAACTTGTCTATCCTTTCTAAAATCTGTCGTGCAGCGAGTGCATCGGCACAGTCACAAGCGTAGTAGTCCATTCCGGGAACAAGACTTTCGTGTCGCTTAATCTCTTTACCGCAATAAGGACAGTAGCGCTCAAAGCGCCCAGGCACCATGATATAAGGTGTGTCTAAATCGTGTGAAGTCATAGTTGTTGTATTTGTTACTATTCAATATACTGAATTGTCTGTTGAAATTAACTGCAAGTGCAATTTAATAATCCCGGTCGTGGTCGTTTGTACCGATATCGTACTCGTGTTCCTCTTCATACGCACGACGAGAGCGGTATCTGTCTGGCACCTTTTTTCTACGACGCGGTTTTTGAGATGTTTCCATACTTATCTCTCTTTTGTCAAATCTTGTATGCCATTAGTATTTGTATTTTTACTCTTCTGAGTCGTTAAACAATGCTTCTCGCTGCGCCTTCTTTTCTTTGCGCTCTTTACGCTTCAATTTCTTTCGCTCTGCAGCGGTGAGCGGTTTGTCGTATGTCTTCGGTTTCGGAGCGCCTTTCACTTTGAAGCCGACCTCTTTAGCCTCATCTAGATTGATGAAAGTGTCGGTGATGAATGCACCGGTGAACGCGTTGTTGGCGAAAAGAGCGTATGCGTTGTACTCGGTGTGTACAAGCAGCACCGATAGCTTCTGCGCTTGAGAAAGATTTTCCCAGACGTGTACACTGCTTTTCAGCATATTCATTACTACCTGTTCGGTGCGATTACGATAGTTCATATCAGAGTGTTTTAGGGGATTAAACTGAAAACAACAAACCAGAGCACTAACTGCGCCACGATGAGTGCGGTGTCACGCACGAACTTGAGGGTGTCGTTCTGGGGCTTGTAAGTGATGGCGATTTCAGTTCCGGCGGCGATTGCGATAGCAAGGGCGATGATAATCAGAAGTCCTTTCATAATGATGAGTTTTTAATTATTACATTATAACATACTAAAATCAACATAGAAATTAACATACTTGTAAAGATTTATTTTTGTTTGTTTTAACGGATTATACACGTGCAAATGATTAGTTACTAATAAAAACTTTTTTAGCGCCGCAAATCGCATAAAACTACCTTCAAATGACCGGATTGTCCATAAAAAGACCCAGCTGCTCTTTGTCACTCGCACCCCAGTCAGATATGAAGTAAAAATTTTAGGTGGGACGGAAACAGCTGGGCCAAATCTTATCTGTTGTGTATTGTGATATTTCCTAGATATTCAAACATCCAAGGCATCACTAAAGTTTTATATTTCTTGATTATAAGAGAACCCTTTACTCTTGCTCCTCTGCCCATGTCAATAAAGTAGCAGTTATCCAATTGTAGGTTCGCTTGCAAATACATCTTGTTTTTTAACGGGTCATCAATATTTATAGTGGTCTTTTTCACATCTTTGATAGCAAGTGTCACTTTGTTTAACCTTGAGTCCGGTACTGATAGACTGCCAACCTGTGCACCTTCTGCCAAAATATCGCAGAATGAACGGTACTCTTCATCGCTTTCAATTGAGATTACTCCACTATACAGTTGAAATGCACAGATTTTCAATTCAAGTATTCTCATATACTCAAGCGGTAAATCCGCAACACGAACTACTTTGTAATTATCATTGTATATTATAGTTACAAAGTTGTCTTTGTCAATTATCCATGATTTTTTTTCTGGTCCGACATTCTTATCTAACCACTCTCTGAGTTTTACTTTCGCTATTCCTTTTGCGCCGGTGTTTGTGCTTGATAATATTCCTTCTTGTAACTGGTTCATACTGTTTTACTTCTGTCTTTTGCTGCTTGACGAGCGTGTTTTTCGCTATCTCCTATATATAATGGACACTCTCCCATTGCGCCATGCAGGTAAGCTATCCATTTTCTATCTTTGAACACTACGTATGTTGTTTTCATTCTTTCCATTTTAATGTTGCTAAATCTGTGTCTATCTTACTGAAGTTTGCAAACTCTCTCGGTGCAGAAAACATCTCTACATAGAAGTTTCCTAAGAAGTGTCCGTTCTCTGCAGTGCGGACGTATGCTTGCTTCTTGTTTTTCAAGTATTCAGTTAGTGCTTTATCAATAGCCTGTTGCACCTGTCTTTTAGTTGCATTGTCATCATACACCCCTACTTTCACTTGACTGATGAACCACACGAATGCGTCAGCAAGCGATTTTCTAGCAATTTTACGAAACTCCGGAAAATCCTTTTTCAAACGGTCCAAATCAAATATCCATCCGAGTGTTTGTTCGTATCTTGAGATTTGCTCAGAACTGCGATTTTTTATCCACAGTTCAGGGCAGACTTTCATGAAATCCGATACTGACCTCTCCAAGTGGTCTCGTCCAGAGTCTGTACTTTTCAATATGTTCTCGTACAATGACTTCATTTATTGATTGTTATATTGAACATAGGCTTTGACAAATCTACGCCGCTTCGCTTTGTTTTGTATTTGATGCGAATTACACGCACTTCTGGTCTTCCGTGAGCAGTTGACACATACACTTTACCTTTAGATGCGACAATAAACTCGTTGATATAAACACATACCTCGTTTGCTAGTTCATCAACATCTTGTGTCTCTTTTGTATCTCGGTTGTCAATAATTCTCTTGATTGCTGTAACAGGATTTTCGTCTAACCAATAGTGGTTTATGCGCTCAGCTTCTGCCTTGATTTTGCTCTTGTGAAAATTCTCCCAATTAATCCACTTTTCCATACGTGTGGTGCATTTCGCAAACTCGTTAAATGGTTTGTAGAATTTGCTATAACCAGTTTTAGTGCTACTTAATATACTCTCTTTCAGTGTAATCATTTTCCATTTAGTTCTTTCACCGAAACATCAGTGTCTCCGCTTTTGAAAGCTGAAACAAATGTCTTAGCACCGATAAGTACAGTACTTGATGTGATAATTGTGATAAGCAGACCTGATGTGATACCTGACAATGTGTGAGTGAAGTACAACTCTACACCGCATGCTTCAGCTACACAAGCTAGTGCTACCCACCAACCGGTGAGACCTGCAAGTCTTTTGCATGACTCGTAGAACTTACCTTTTTTCTCTTCGCAACAAGCTTTGTAAACAAACCCGCGCTCTTCTATTGATTTTATCTGTTTTGCCATATTTTATTCAATGATTACATTTTCATAGTACTCAGTAAACAAATCATATACGAGTCTATCAATCTTTTCATTTTTACCCAACTGTTCAATATATGTGTAATTATTATCATCTATCTCATAATCGCATTTGCAGTAGTGGAGCATAGTATTATAAAAAATCTCAAGGTTTTTCATATCCTCTTTACTAAATCTAGTATGCCACAATTTCTTTTGCATAAGACATCTGTGATAATTATAAAACGACTTAACATTCCATATATATTTCAGAGGTTCTGAGTTTTGCTGATTATCTCAACCGTTAGTGAATTCATTTAGCACATATTTGAAAGCGGCTTCTATTTCTTTGAGTTTATACTCAAGTCCTGTATCAGTGCTACTGAGAATACTCTCTGTCAAGCTAATCATACAATCTTGATTTTTTCCATTTCTGGAGTGAGAATGTGCGCTTGTCTAGATGAAACAACATATCCCAATTCTCCAAGCAAGTCTCTGTTAATGAGAATATTAGAAGATTTTTCACGTGATTTCACAATAGACATTCTAACTTTGTTCGCACAGCGCAAACCGAGTTTAACACCAGGAACCTCAATAATCGGTCGTTTTGCGACAGAGTGTGCCTCTTCAGAACCTGTTCCTGCGATTGAGTGGTCAACAATATCAAAAGTGAAAGACTTGCCGTCAATTGAGAAAGTAACCTTATTACCTTTTTCGGTGTACTCTCCAACCTCAATGCAAGAAGCTTTTGTACCGTTGCCAGTATCAAGCTTAGCGAGATACTCTTTCTTAGTGTCACCCCAGTTGATTTCAACAGTCTCCATATAACCTGCGGTCTTATCCTGAAGATAGAACTCTGCTGGGTCTTTCAATTGAGAAAGCATAATACGGATAAAATTATTCTTGATAACTTCTGAGATACCATCAGTACCAGGAGATGCATTGATTTCAAGTACTGCATTGTCTCCGAGTTCTTTGTTAGAACCTTTAACGATCGGCATAATGTCAACTGCACACCAAGGCATTTTTGAAATTTTTGCGGTCTTCAGTGCAATCTGTTCTTGCTCTGGTGTCAATTTAACAGGTTCTGCGCTAGCGCCAAGTGATACATTTGAGCGGAAATCACCGCCGAGTTTAACGCGCTTCATAGCAGCGAGAATTACTTGACGGTTGTTAAGAGTTAGCACGTGTACGCGAATATCACCACCGTCTGCTTCCTCTTTCTTCTGGATAATCAACTTCAATTTAGGTTGTACAGCGAACATCGCTTGAAGAACTGCATAAAAGCGTTTACCATTTGACAAGAATACACCAGTGCCGCCGTGGCCATCAAGAATTTTGATAACAAGTTCTTTATCTTCGTTTTTATCTTTATCTTTGTCGTTCCAGTCAGCATACACCTCATGCATAGATTTGTAGAATGACTTCTCATCATAAAGGATATCCTTTGTCATCAATGTGAAGTTAGGTTGAGGAATACCACCTTTCTGCAACAGCACAGCAGTCTGATATTTGTCGCATGCAATAGCAGCGTATTGTACAGGGTTTAATACTAAGAAACCACGGTCTTGGAGCAACTTTACAGCATGTTCGCAATCATACTCATCTTGTACACCCAAACGAGAGAATACAAGTGTGTCGGTATTGTTTTGCTCAGAGATAGTGAATTTCTCTGTACCATCAGAGATTGTAATATCAGTACCGTACTCTTTTGAGTCTACATCTGCTGCTACAAAAATGTGCAATTCAGGAATTACTTCGCACTTAGCTGACTTCAACTCTTTGATTGCATCACAGATATTTGCTAGTGTTTTGTTGTTCTTTGGGTCACGGTCGTTTGTGAAAATGATAATATGCTTGAAGATGTTTGATGTCTCTTTCATATCGGCATAATTCACCTCCAAATTATCTTTCAAGAATGTAGATTGTTTTACATCCTCATCTGCTTTACCGTCACCTTTGCTCTCTTCAACAACAGACTCAGTGACAGTAGGAATATTGTACATAGAGCGCAGCTGCTCTACGCTACTGATATTGTTATAGTTCATATTCTATACCTAATTTGTACAAATAATAAACGAAAAAGACCGCAAGAGTAAATCCTGCGGTATTTTTAAGAGTATTTTAAGCGCTTACAGCATTGAGAAGATGTCCATTTGAATAGAACCATCAAGTGACAGTTTTTGGAGGCCTGAAGGTTCCAAAATGCGGTTCAATGGGTCAAGCACATACTTCTGGAACATGTGTGAACGGTCAATCGGAGCGTACTTAGCTGCCCAAGAAGGACAATTCATCGCTTCGTATGAGAAGTAGTCCCAATCAGTACCTACCCTGAACTCGTACTGTTTCATCTTACCGCCGTAAATCGCATCTCCGGAAAGTCTGTTGTAATTGCGGATGCGGTTGTAGTTTCCGAGTCCACGAACGTTGGAAGGACACTTAGGAGCAGTAATCAGTGCAGCACCGGTATCGTTCAAGATGTACTTCTTGTATCCGTTCACCTTGATGTTCGGACAGATTGCATCAATGTTGGCAGCATCCCACTGTTGACGATATTTCTGCAACTCAATGTTCATCTTGTGAATAAGGTACTTGTCGTTTGCGTTCTCAAGCATGAAGCGAACCATACCAGACAAGATTTCTCTTGACAGACCTGGTGCGGCAGCTTTGTTCATCTCAAGACCTGTCACTTTCATCTTCAAGTGGTCACGCTCAAAGATTTTACCGTCCTTCCACATGAGCAACTGTGCATAACGCTTTTTCACATTCAACCAGACACCTGCTTTGTTCATTGTCTCCAACTCAAAGTTATGTACTGACTTACCTCCACGAGTATCGTAGTAATCAGCTATAAACTTACGGTTGTGCTCATCCATAAAACCTGTGTTGAAGCCAGTAACGATGTCACGAATACGTTCAATCGGCATCTTGTCGGAACCCTTGATTGATGCAACAAAGTTCTCATAGCAAGAGTATATACTATCTGTGTCACCGTACACTGGAGTGATGAACGACGCCTGATGATATGCGTCCGGGTCAGCGAGAACACTGCTCGGTACCTCTGATTGAAGTATGCGCTTAGCCTTCTCTACGTCAACCTCAATGCCCAACTGCTTATGCACATCAGTGAGTGTAATCCAGTTGTTGCGAACAAAATCAGGAATGTGGTGCTCCATCTTGTGAATTAGGTTACGCGCTTCACCAGTGATATCGTTTGCGATATTCATGTTGTACCAGTAGAAGTTCACGTGCGATGCTCCGCCGTACATAGAGTTCATCAAGTACTTCATAGCCAACTGGTTAGAGTCCAAGTACACGATGTCGTTTGCTACAATCACCCTGTAGTTTGAAACGATACCAGTACCCAAATCAATCAGGTCCTGAGTAGATTTCACATTGATGATACCGATATTTGACAACTCTTCAACAATATCTGTGTCGTAGTCACGAATAGGAGTATCATGTCCTGCGAGAATTTTCTCAATATCGTACATTACCGATGCGTCAATTCGCTTACCGAGATACTTATCGTGGTCACGAGTAGCTTTCAGTTTCGCTTGAATACGACGGAATGAGTAGTCCTTCTCGTTCTTGTACACACAACCGTTTACAGACACAAAATATTTCTTGGGGTCTTTACGATATGGTGCAAGTGCTTTCTCATCAAGGAATGTGCCGACAGAGTTACCCATTTGTGGTTTGTCTGCTGTACCTTCATTCTCAAACACATTAGGTCCGATAACGATGTACTTCTTTCTGTCCATGCGATATGGTTCAAGTGCAGCGGCATCCCAGTATGCGGCGATGTAGTTCTCAAACGAGAGATTGCAAGTACGGATAGTTGAAGGATACAGTGAAGCGAAGTCGTTGCAGCAGCAGTAACGGTGTATACCTGGTACTGGCTTTTTCACGTACGCGCCAATCAACGATGAGCGAGTAGGTTCAGGTTTGTCCTCATATACAATCTTAAGGCCCTGTGAGTAGAAGTCTTTGAATACCAGCGCCTCAGTCAGTGCAATCTTTGAGAAACAAGATGCGATTTTCTCGTTGCAGTACAGTGCGTACAGGTAGATGTGGTCAAGTGTTTTGAAGCGGTAGTTAATCAGCTGTACAAGCACACTATCAATTGAGTTGTAGAACACATAACGTCCGTAATCGTCACGATACAAGTCGTCAAGCGAACGGGTGTATTCAATCTTGTGAATACCCATTGATGCGCTTGCGATATACTCCAATTTCATGGACTCTTTCATCGGAAGCACCTTTTTATCCTCCTGTTCAATGATTTCCATCATATCAAGGATGAGAGTGTGCTCCGGCATTGGCAAAATCATCTTATTACCGAAGCGGTCTTTGTAGTTCTTGTTCGCTACACGACGGTTGCAGCTTGCAAGTTTTACTGAGAGCAACGGATAGTAATTCTTAATGCGGTTCACAATGTAGTTCCAGTCGTACTTGATACAGTTCCAACCGGTCAAAATAGGTACCTTTGATACAATGTTGCTTAGGAAGTACTTGAGCATCTCCTCTTCAGTCTCAAAGTATACGTACTTGACATACGGCATCTTCATACCTAGTTCTTTGAAGAATGCGGTATTTTCCATATACTGAGTGAAGTTCTTTTTGAGTACTTGGTCCTCTACTTCACTGAAAGGCAATGTGCCTAATACGATAGTGTTGAGGTCTGGTGAACAGATAGAGATTGTAGAGATAGGACAGCGTGCGTCTTCTGGTTCTGAGTAATCGCCGTTCTCGTCGGCGAGTGCCTCAATATCAAACGTGTATACTTTCGGAAATACACGCTTACCGATTAACGCTCTATATTTGTCGTCTAATTCGGTGAGGAATGTCTTGATTTCAAACTTGCTAGGGGACTCTACCCAGCGAATGTCACATTTTTCTCCGTTCCAGTTTGTGAATTTACCGGTCGGAGTAGAGTAGTATGCCTTAAATCGGTTTACATTGAATGATAGAATTTGCTTTGCTCCATTGTCCTCAATGTAAGAGATGTCTAGCTTTCTACTGAACTTGTTGTAGTTGTAGTCTAGTATCATATATTATTTGCCTTATGTGCGGTGCTATATACCGCGTCTAAAATTGTCAAAATAAATATATGAAAAGGGCTACCTGATTTTACTCAAGCAGCCCTTGTTTTTAGTATTGTTTTTCTCTCTCATTTAGTAACATCTCAAAGGGATAGTGCATTGTGAGTTCTTTCAACTTTTTAGCGTTAAAACACTTGAAAAAGTTTTTACCTATTCCGACTTTGTATATTGTATATACTTTGAACTGGTCCGATAAGTACTGAAAATGACTTGCGCTAGCTTTTGAGTTTATCAATATGCCTTCTTTGATTGTTCTCATAATATCTCTATCTGAAGTTTCGGAGTGTTACTACCAACAGGTATTCGCTTACCATTCACATCAAGCACTAAAATGAGTTCGCTGCTAGATTTCTCATAATCTATACACAGTCCAGTTACATCTAAATTGACGATACAATTGCATTTTAAGTGCAACATTTTCCCTTTGAAGTGGTTACCAAGGTAATCTTTGAAATCAGTCATCATTTCTCTTTCTGGACCAAATTTACTTTGAAAATTGATTTTGAAGTGACAGGAACAGTATATTTCTCTTTTACGCGAGTGCGCAAAGACGGGTCACCATAAAAACCATAGGTCTTCACAACATACTTAGGACGCTCATCATCAGTGACAGACTCAATCTTTCCATACAAGCGCAAACCGCCAGTCTGGAACTCAATCATATCTCCAACTTCAATTGAATTTCCTAGCATGTCGTAATTCTCTGTAATGTATTGTACAATATCTTTCATACTACTAAATATAGAAAAAAGAGAGGTTAAATTAACCTCTCTTCAAAAGTTCAGTGTTAACATACTTGTGAGCAACTTTCCACTTCGGATGTTTCAAGTTCGGGTTAGTAGTCATCTCAACCAACTGAGTGATACCAAGACCCTTATACTCTTTCTTGAGTTGTTCCCAGCAGTCATGTACGTCGTTAAGAATTTTTGATACCATCTCTGCGCCGAGTGAACGGTTGCGCTCAGAGTCTTGACGGATAGACATCTCTTCAGGTATATTCAAGTATACAACAGTGATAGAGTGTGTTTCGCCACATACCTCTTTGATATCTTTGAACTTGTCCATATCGCCGGTGATAGCGATTACTACGTCAGACGGACCAACAAAGTCAAGTCCTTTCAATTCACCTTTGAGTTTTGATTGGAAGTCTTGCTTGTACTCTGCCTTTGAGTATTTGCGAACAGAGAAGTCAGAAGCGAACAAATCAGCGAAATATTCTTTCATGAATGCTTTCTTGTAAAGACCCATAACGTTCTCTTTCTGTGAGTCCTGTGCGTTGCTGTAACGGTCAGACCAACTCTTTACGAAGTTGAAGTCAATGCTTGAGATATCAAGTGTCCTAGAGATTTTACCGTAGTCTACAGCAGCGTCCATTGACTCTTGCTCTTCAGCGAGTGCATTTGCGAATGCCTCTTTGCGAGACTTTGCTGATGATGCTGCTTCAGGAAGAATAGCGAGAAGCAATTGCTCTGCTACAGAAAGCATGTGTTGTTTTTGGAATTTCTCCAAGTTGTGGTCAGAGTCCAGTTTTCTAGGAATGATATTGTTCTGAAAAAATTTCATAGACTCATTGTCCATCCAATATGTTTTACCTGCGCCAGGGCCGCCCATTACAACGACACACTGTGGCATAAGGTCTTGTCTCCATTCAGTTAGGTACTGAAATAAGTTTGTCATATAATTTGCTATTTATTCTTTTATCGGTTTTACTTTCCAAACACAATTCTTTTTGTTGTAATTCAACATTCCAGTTCTTGCAGTTTTTTGACGCTCTATGGGATACGTGTAAACAATTATATTGTCTGATATTGTATTCTTATTCAACAGTTCATCCATTGAATTTGACGCGGATTTTGTTAATCTGTTTTTTCCTCGCTCAAGAGAGAAATATCCTAGCATGCTATCATTCACATCAAGATGATTTGTGATTGTACAGCGTCTGAACATTGATGAGATATTACCAGACAGTCCTGATTGTCCTTTCCAGTGTTGTCCGACAAATACATTTTCAAGTTTCGCTCCAACAATAGGAGTTATCAAGTTAGTGCCGTGACCTCCGGAAAGAGAGTTCATATATGGAAAACGAAGTGTTTTGCAGTTTTTTGGAAGCTTCTTTACACTCACTGAACAACCGCTGAATGTGACAGTGTCTTTTACCTCATCTGGAAGGTCTTTATCATATACTACACAATTCTGGTATGTTACATTCATTGCTGATTTGTCTCGTGAATTGATATACTTTTTGATATGCCAACCCTTGTACAATGGATTATCGTTCATATCAAGTCTTCCAAAAGATATATTAGATTTACTACGCTCTGTTATGTCAAGTATTGAAACGACAAACCCGTCTCTTTCGTTTTCTACTTCAATCTTCCAGTTCTGAGAGTTGTCAAGTTTTAGAGATTTAATCCAATTCTTGATTTGTTCAATCTCTGCTCCGACACCAGCGCCTGTGCTTGATAATATGCTTTCGTATAGTTCTTTCATTGTTTACAAATAATACTAAAAATAGGATAGATTTTTCAATTACCAGTTAGCTGGAATAACAATACACGGATTGTAATCGTAATCAATAATTTCTTCTTTCAGGCCGAGCATTTCGCATTTTTTATATATCTCATCGCTGTTTGAGAAGTTAGAAACTCTGTACAAACGGTATTCTGTGCCACCTTTCATTTTTATGAAAATTGTTTGTTTTTCTGACCGTTTACCATTTCTAAAGCGATACATCCAGCGAACTTTGCCCTCGCTAGTATAAAACCCTGCACAATCAAGTTCATTTGGTTTGAAGCCAAGCGACACTAGAAATTTGTTCAGGTTTGCGATTGTAGGGTTCTCTAAAAACTCAGAGAACATTTTGTGGGGGTACATCACAATTCCGCTTTTAGTGCTACCTAATATACTCTCTTGAAGTGATTTCATTACCAGCGCATAATTTCATAAAGCTTTGCAGACCAGTTGTAAAGAGTATCTCCGATGAAGTTTTTATGACCAGACACCTCATCGTTAATCATATAACCGAGTGCAGTAGAAAGGTTCTTCAATATCGCCATCATTCGCTCTTGTACAGAGTCCGGAATAGTTAGGCAGTTGCAATCATACAACTCGTTCACATAAGAACTGCTTGTCAACGGTAAATCCAACTTGATAATCGCATCAATGTAGCGTTTGAACTCAATCAAGAACTCATCTTCACGCTCAGTCCAGAAAGAGATATCACTGAATACTTTTACCATGTACTCGTAAATCGCTTTCTTGTAAAGAGCAATTGGGTCACATACCGATGCACCGCTCAATGTGAGTAGAGCAGAAGATGTCTTCTGGCATGAGCAAGTTGTTGCAGTTGCAGTAGACAAAATTTGTGAAGATGCGCTAGAAGAGAAATAGCTGAGGTGCTTGATTGTATCGTCAGTCATCTCATTTTTGTAATAGTTGAGCATCTCCAAAGTTTCATACTCTGTGGTACCATTGTTCAAAAACCCATATAGGGTAGTTGCAAGCCATGTGCGGAACATTTTTACCTGCTCTACAGTTAACCCTTCACTGTCTGGATTGAAGGCGTTAAACTCAATGTATTTCGCTACTGAGTTGATTGCTTCAGTTCTTGCGATATCAATACAGTTGTAAGTGACAAATTCAGCGTAATCCTCATACGGTACACCTTCAAGTGTCATCAGTTCGTTAGGTTTTGTAATTGCTGAATACACCACAAACTGTTGTTCTGATGAACGGCCGTTTCGTTCTGCTGCTGCCTGCATATCTTCAAAAGTAACAATATACTTCCAGTTTACACAATAGCAATACAAATTCTTGTACTTCAAATATTTCTCACGGAATGTCTCACTCAGTGTTTCTGGATTAACATCAGCTATTTTTACGATATTCATTGTTGTTCTTGTTTTTTCAACGCTATTTGTTTTTTCACATCGGCATTATCTTGTTGTTCTTGTTTGAGCGCTTCTTCTTTACGCTTTTGAATTTTCTCACGGTTGCTTGTCAGCCAGTCTGATATTTTCTGCTGTTGTTGCTTTTTGTATTCATCGGCTTGCTCGGTGAGTTCCTTCTTCTTTTGTTCAAGTGCTTTGCGCTTGCGCTCTATATAATCGGCTGAGTTATTCTGTGCTGATTTGTTCAAATCATCCATTTTCTTTTGGATGTCTTCAATCTTTTTATTGAACTTATCCATCTTCTTTTTCAACTCCGAAACCTTCTCATTATACAGGCGCATCATTTCGGTAATGCTCATAGGTACATATATTTACTATAATAATAAAAAAGTGCAGCCGTGTTTCATAACAGGACTGCACAAAAAGATGAATATGGTAGATGTTAATTTTTTATGTAGATGTTAAGGTTACTCTTCTATATCAGTAGATGTCCGGGTTCTTGAAAGACTTGAGCGTCTTTTCAGATACACCCAGCTTGACCAGTTCAGCACCGGTCTTGACCGAGGTGGTCACTTCACGAATGAAGTTCTCGCTTGCGAAATGGTATGCGGCAGAGCGGTCCTTGGTGCGGTACACCAGGTCGTAGTTCATCTTTCCGGTTTCGCTGTTGCGGTACAGGATGGTCACGAAGAAGGTCGTATTGAGGAATTTCTTGTTTTCGGTAGTGGGGGCGGTGGTGTTGGTCTTAGTCATATCAGTATGAGTTAGAGTGTTAAACAATCAAGTTACACTATAACATAGTAAGTAATCAGTGAAAATTAACCTGGTCAAACAAAATTTTTAAGCGATTTTTTACAGACCCGTGCATTGTGATGTACTTTATATGAAAAGTTTCTAGTAACATCTTGATACACTTGTCAATATCTTGTTGATACTTCTTGTCAACTGAACGGACACCATCATCAACTATTTCAAATTCTATCGGAAAGTACACATACACATCGTCTTTGTGACTTTGTATATAGTGCATTGTTTCACTGTACTGGTGAATAAACTCGGTGATAGAGCACTTTCCATTTTGTGATTGGTACCACGTGTACGCGAGCACGTCAATAAGACTTCTCTCAGATACAAATTCTGGAGTATTTTCAAGAGCTGTTTTCTTCGCTTCAAATATTGCTCTCTGACTTTCATCAGTTGCACCATCATTGAACTGAAACTTACCGCTTGTCACTACTGAACGCGTAATACCTCGAATTGTTTTAATACAGGGAGGCAAGCTATTGATTATAGTAGTCTTGCCTGTCCCTTGTGCGCCAGTAAACAGTACTCTCATTTAATGCTCTCCTGTACTTGCAAATCCACCTTCTCCTCGGTCGGTTGCCTCAAGCGAATTATAAGCAACGAGTGTGATTTCTTCAAGTTCGGTAGCGATGTACTCCTTATGGATGAACTGTACAATCTTCTGACCTGAGAGAAGAACTACCTCTTCATCACTGGTGTTGATAAGGTTCAAGTGTACCTCTCCACGATAGTCTGCGTCAACTACCTTTGCACCGACAACAAGACGATACTTTGTTGCAACACCTGACTTGTTGTTTGCATCAAGATAGGTGTTCTTGTCAATGATGTTCACCTTGATACCAGAAGGAATGTTCACCTGTGCGTGCGGAGCGAGATGAATTTCAAGCTTGAGACCTTCATCGGTCTGAACCTCATGATAGGTTACCTGGTTGTTTTTGTTCTTTTCTACGAGGTCCTTGAAAAAATCTCCCTTGTGGTCAGGGATGAAAAAGTCAATTCCGGCATCGTGCTTATTTGCACGACAAGGACTCTTCACCGAACGTACTTTTGCGAATTGTATTTTTGTATTCATAGTTCAATTTGTTGTATGAGTGAATATATGAAAAAGAAAGAGTGTATTTACTCCCTCTTCTCAGATTTTTTGTGAGAGTTTGTTGAATTTGATACCTACTTCAGACGAGTCAACTCGGGTGCAGCGAACAAGAGTAGTAGGCAGTACGATAATTACTACAAGAGCAACTACCATTTTTACAATTGTTTCAATCTTCATTTTAGTTTGGGATTTTGTTAATGATATTTACTTTTTGTTGTGGAATGTTGTTTTCTATGTTAATAATGATAGTATCTTGCTGATTTTCAATACGATACTGAAGTTTCTCTACGGTATTTTCTAGTTCAGCAATTCGGACATTTGCACGTCGGTTGTCAGTTTCGTCGTCACCGTACAGATATGTGAGTGCGAAACACCACACAAGAGCGAACGCGATAAATATCCAGAGTGCGTTTTTCTCAAGATTACTGTTCATAGGTCTTTTCAATCAAGTAATTTATTGCTTTCAGCGGTTCTTCTTTCCAAGAGTACACCAGTTTACAGTTCTCAAATACACCGATTTCGTTAAAGCCAACGAATGTGCTACTTGGTGAGTTGATAAAACTGTATACTTCCACTCGTTTGATTGCAGTTGGAATTGAAAAAGTACCACTGTATGGTCCTATTCGGTATTCTTTTGCATTAACACGAAGTGCTTGCATCAACTGTTTTACAGGACCTAAATACGATGTTGTTGCAAAAGGGATTGAAGAAGCGCTGTCCATACCTAATACCATAGGTTTGATAAAAACACCGTACCTGTAATTAAGCGTTTTGATACACTGGGCCATCTCACTTAGGTAACCTTTCTTTGAAGCCCATATATAATAGTCATACAGCTTTTCGCAAGAGCAAGCATCTAGGTTCATTCCACGAGTGCCTTTGTGCCAAGCGATAACTTTTTCTTCTCCTGTCATTTTGATAATGTGTTTTTAGAGTTCCGAGTGATTTCGGCGGCCCGGGAAGATAGTGTCAAAAGGAAGTACATCCACTACCTTCACGTGAACAATCAGCGGTAGATTGTCGTCATCGTAGCCGACCAAATCGCCTGTGCAGAGCAGCATGTTGCGCCACAGATGCGGTTCGTTGTTATCTCGTGTGTATTTGTTGTACTGAGCAAGGCCACCCTCTGTGTGCGGCGTCGGTACTTCAGGAGTGTAGTAGTCACCGGCCTTCACTGCCTTGAATACACTAACACCTTTCTGCTTACCGATAATGATACCCTGTTCGTTGTAGATATACGATTTCTCATCCCAGGGGATATTGCCGAAGCGAATGTAGTACTGTTTCATAAGTGTGATAAGATTTGATACAAATGAATATAGTAAATCGCACAGCAAAATTAATATATGCCCATAAAAAAGAGGACATTGTTTTCACAATATCCTCTATCTTATTGAGTACCAACTAATTAATGTCTTATCTCATAATCAGCCATTATGTGTGTTGGATATAATCCGCCTTGTTTGTTGCGAATATTGAATTTAATTTTTATATTCTGACATTCAACATTAATATCAACACCTTTTCCTTTTCCATTTCCTCTACCATAACATACTTCAACTTTCTTGATTGAATTAGGATTAATACCTATAATCTTCTTCATATCCTTCTCTGTTCGTAAATCAATGTAGTGTACTTTAGGACCAATCTTATGAACTAGCACATAGTTATATCCTAAAGCAGAGCAAATAAAATCATACAAAGGACGTTTGTCAATATCTCTTGTTACATCAACTCTGTCAAGTTTTTCGTTTTTTCCGTAATTAACAAAAGATTTTGCGAATAACTCGTGGTCAATACAGAACATGTCAAGAAGTTTATTACCATCTACTCCATTGAATGTTTCTGCAGAGTACTTACCTTTAATCTCATACTCTTTGAATGAGCGTTCTGAAAACAAACGAGTAACACCACAGTTGATTAATGTAACAGTCTTCTCCACTTTTAATGATAGATTATATGGAGTTCCATTTACATCTTTTACAAATACATCAACAACAGACTCACCTGCTGTATCATGAAAACCTCCAACAAGTATTTGTTTTCCATCTGATGTCAATGGTCTTCTTTGGTTCTCTGCACCTAGACTTTCTGGTACACAATTTTCAAATGTGTATGGTTTCAGTCCAAGAGCATCTTGTAATTGTTGCGCATATTTAGTTTGAAAATTATTAACAAATTCATCTTCAAAAGCATTTCCTCTGTTCTTAGACGCAAGTCCATTTACATATCCTGAAAAATCACCTTTGAAAATTTTTGTCCAAACTGGAAGACCATGTGATTTCATAATCTCATTGAAAGTATCAAAATCCATATTATCCTCATTCTTTGCGAAATCTTCTTTTAGCTTCGGAAGAATATCATCTGGTATCACATAGTCAGTTTCACCGGTATTTCCAAGTCGTATATGTCCAGTATTTACAATCTTTGCAATAACATCTTTCGCATATGCGTGTTTATAGAACTCAGAACTTTTGAATACTGACTCTACTAAGTATTGGTATATATTTCTCATTTATTCATGAATTTTTTTATAATCTGTTATCTTAATACAATTTCTAGATGGACACCAACTATCCTCTCCGTCTTCTATACAATAAACCCAAAATCCGTCTTCAATCTCAAGTACTTCACCGACGTAATCTTTTTCGCTGTTTTCTCCGAATACAAGTACTAAATCGCCTTTGTTCACTTTAATTCCTAAAGCATCGCAACCTTTGCGACGATTTTTCAACATATTTTTGTAGTCTTTGAGAATTAAGTCCTCTATACCTGCTTTACCAGTTCCTGTGCTTGAAAGTATGCTCTCTTGTAAGTCTTTCATTTGTATTGATATCCTAGTACTTGATTAAGAGGACCGAACGTGCCAGTCAATTTTGTAAGTTTTCCTTTATAGCGGAACACAATACCTTCCGCTGCGTTGATTGTTTCTTGGTTGAAACGAGACAACTGACGGAGCATCTTCTCTTGCAATTGCTCATCACCTTTCGCATTCACTTTGTCAATAGCATCTTTCAAATCGCTTCTGAGCTGTTTTACAACACTGTCACGATTGTTCGCATTCATAATACCATCGCACATGTTGATAATTTGATTACCCATTGAGATAAAGAAATCATCCAGTGGTTGAATGCACCAAGCGCAGACATCAGAGTCTTTGTCAAGTTTATCTACTGCTTCACCAAATTGTTTTCTGATTTCACGAATGTTTAACTTCTTATCTTTCAAGAAGATACGATTGAACATAATCTCTTTTGCTTCATCAGAGTGAAGTTCCTCGTAGTTACTGTCTACGTATGCGCAAAAGCGTGCGTATTTGTAGTCCTTCATTGTTGAATGCTCTGAGCAATTTTCTTGTTTGAACAGTTTGTCAAGTTCTTTGATGCGCTCCACCAACAATTTCTCGGACTCTTTTGCAACACGGATAATCACTTGAGTAGTAATCTTCGCTTCATTCACATTCTCGCAAGCTTTCTCAATCACATTGAGACCATCCTTGGTAACATCAGTGTTCTCCCACACATCTCCGTTGCGCTCATACACCCATATATTGTGAAAGTAAACCTGACTGTCTGCATAGTATATGATGTTTGTCTTACCTTCAATAACACACTCGCAATTCGCTACAAGTCGTTTGTTCGGTGTCGGATTGAAGAAATCCTTACCGATTTGCTCAAACACCTTAGTGATTGTTTCGCCTCCTGTCAAGAATGTCTTTGCGATATTTGGTTTAGATGCCCACTTAGCAGCCATATCGTCAATTGTCATGCCACCACGCGGATTGTTCAAATCTCCTTGATTGCGAATGAATACTACCTCTCCTGCTTCATTCATTGTTGCCTGAATATTGGTGCCGTCTACTTTTTCTGTGATATCCTCAATTTTGCCAGAGAACATCTGTCTAATCAGACCTTTCACATCTCGCAATGTCCACTCGTTGTAGTCGTGTATGTGCGACATGTGACCTGATGCGCCACCTTCTATCAGATATGTATATAAGTTAATCATATATTGCTTTGTAATTCTTTTTCAAATATGCGATGTATTCTGGTGCTTTCGCTTTAAGAAGGTCACCCCATTGAGTTTGGAATGTACAAGCGCCATTTTCTGAAGATTTGTGATAAGCATTAGAGTAATTGTATGTTGTCACCAACCATTTCGGATTGTATGAGTTTCCATCGTCTTTTAGGTCAGCTGTCTTGACAAATGCTTCTCTCCACCACTTAGAACCGTGATTAAATAAACTACCCAATGACATAATCTCTACCCCGAAATTTCCGTCTTTGAAACGAAAAGTGATACGACCCATTTTTGTATCTTTCGCTGCATCTTTGAAACACCACTTTAAGCATTTTGTCATTGTGTCGGCATCTACACAAGCAACAAAATCAGCGAATGTAATCTCAGAGAAGTCGTGATACATCGTGTTTTTTATTTGTACTGACTTTATGTATTGCTCAATGCTTGATTTGCCTGCACCAACACTACCTAATATGCTTTCGTATACTGTTCTCATATATACATACAATAATAAAAAACGACACCGCTTTTCACAAAGAGATGTCGTCAAATCTGATATCGTTATGTTATTTGGTGTTACACTTCTCCACCGACAGTGTAAATCAGGTGGTCAATAGCAGCAGTAACAGACTGCAGAGATGTCATTTTGTTGTAAGCCTCCAAAGTATTTGGTTCAATAAGAGGATGGAAGAAGTTAACCACCTGGTTGCGTACCTGTCGGATGTTTTCGGGCGTAGCATTCTCCTTTCCGCCGATTTCAGCAAAAACGTGATTTGCTATTGTTTCAACCTCAGTCCAAGAGGTGAAGTGTTTGTCGGCCGGGGTGTAAGTAGAGAGAAAAGATTTGAAGCTGTCTGTCATATTGTCAAGATTTTAGTTACATTATAACATACCAAGAGGCACCGGAAAATTAACCAGTGCCTCTTAAATTATTCTTGTTTTGTGCCGAGCGCCTCTTGAAGCAGGTCTTCTACATGGAGCACACTCTGAGTGAGAAGTGCTACTTCGTTGGTGATATCCTCTTCAAGTGAAGCGATATGTCGCACATACTTCTGCATATCTAATGCCTCATTCAAGAAGTGATGCTTCATTTTCAGTACTGCACGAAGCTTCGCAATCTGTTTGCCTTTCTCAAGGTCAAATACATCACCTTCGTCCCGGTTTACCTTGGACTTGCCGGTAAAGTACATACCGTGTGCTTTGACAGTGTAGCGGACTTCGCCTGTTTTCTCGTTGATTTTGTAAATGTTTGTCAGGTCTTTGTTCTTTTTCATATCAGTTGTTAAATGTGTTGAATTTTACTCCGTATTTCATGCACAGTTGTGCAAGTTCAGTCATTTCATTATTGGTCTTCGGTATGAATACAATATGTGGTTCAACAGGGTGCATCTGTAAGAATGTTCGTACAGCTTCAGTGTTGGTTTTTGTGATATTGTCAATCATCTTCCGAACGCGTTCTTTGATTGTCTCATCATCATGTACGTTCACATACAACAAATAATCGTTCGCGTACATGCACAAATGCTGTATATTCTTGTACGCGTTGTTGTTCAACTCTCTCCATCTGGTTATATCGGAGGTACCTACAACATACTCGTTACCGCACTTTGTTGTGAACTTTGAACCTTCTTCTGGTAGATGTTTGATGCGCAAATCTGCTACATACAATGCGATTTTGAACTTTGCTGCGAGAGGATTTAATATCGGTAGTGTTCCATTTGTGTAGATTGTGATTTTCAGGTCATCTCGCCAAATCTCATCCAACAGATTTTCCATTTCACGCTTGTACAAGAGCGGTTCACCTCCTTTGAATACGATGTGGTTGATGTGTTTGTTTTTATTGATAAACTTTTTCACATCTTCAACAGTGAGGATTTTTGAACATGCTGTTGGGTCAGTGTGACGACATAGCCTGTTCTCATAGTTAACACAATCTAGATTACAGCCGAGTACATTAATGAAAATAGAAGGGGTGTTGTAGAACCTGTTGTTCTTTTGCATCCCAAGGTATACGTTAGAGAATGTCATTATTTTTGTTTGTATTCATACAAATATATGAAAAAAAGAGAGTGCTTTTACAGCAACTCTCTCAAAATCTCACGAAGTTCAGCATTCTCGTAAATAGACTGGACGATTTTCTTAGTTCGCTTAGTGATAAGACAACCGGATACTCCCTGCTTCTTTGCGATATCTTTACACTTGATTACTTCATGGCCGTCAAGACCATACTCGTCAAAGAACATCTCTGTCCATTCGGCAGGAAAGTTGTTCTTGACAAAAGCAATGAGCATGTCCCAGGGATTGTCAAAACTTGGTTCATCATCAAAACCGAGTTGACAAAGGTGGTCCTCATTCTCAAAGTTCTTCTCTACAGAGATAGTTGTCGGTACTTCAAGTCCTTCAGCACTCATCTTTCTCTTCATATAGTAAGAGATTTTGATAGTGCGACCGGTCTTGTTGATACCGTTGAGAATAGCGTGCTTGACACGCCAGCCGAGGTACTGTTGGAACGTCATTGATGAACGCGTTTCATCATAATTGTTGACCGCGTCCATAAATCCTTCCCATGCGAAACCCTCTACTTCTTCGTAATCAAGGCTGCAATTGCTTTGCTGTTGGCGACTAATTTTTTTAATGAGTGGCAAGTACTGATTGGCCAGATTGTTCTTTTCTTTTTCTGTCATACAATGTGCATTTTTTCTATAAGACAATATATGAATTTTGTTTTGAAAATTAACTCAAAACGGTTATTTTTTCAGTAAATAAAACGAGATTTTTATGCTATCATTATCACCGAGAATGGACCTGTTTGTGTTCAAATTCCCGAAAGATTTTTTACCTGAAGAACTACAAGAGAAGTACACAAGAATACTATCTAAGGACAAAAGTGTTATCACAAACCCGATTGACTATTTGAATGAGTCTATCCAGGGTATCACTTTTCCAGGTATTCAGGAGTTGCTAGTTGAGCAATCACAACACTCTATACAACATCCGGAGAACAGAATTACTAGAAATCATGGGGTTGTTGACCATCGTCTGAATGTAGAACCTCAGCGTCAACAAGTGTCATATTCGCCTGCAAATCCGCTTGCGCAAATCACTGGCGAGTTCACTGTCACATTGCGAAAGAACCAAGGTCTTTACAATTACTGGATGATGTACGAATGTATTTTTCACAAATCACTGAAACAGTTTATAGGTGAAGCAAAAGATGATGTGTTCTATATATCAATACTCGATGAGAAAGGTGTTGAAGTAGCGCGTCTGAAATTGTTTGACCCTCGCATTGATGGAATTGATGGATTAGAGTTTTCGTACAACAAGACAGACCGAGAAGAGGGAACATTTGATATGAAGTTCCGCTTCAACAATATTGACTTTGATTTAGTAGAAAACGAGTAATCAGTCAAAACACATATACATAACAACAAAAATCGGGCCAGGATATTGCCCGATTTTGTTATGTGCCAACTTGTCTTATACAAGTACAAGTACAGGCTTCAGGATGCAGTTCTTGAGGCAGCCATCCTCAATCACATACGGTACGCTGTGTACCTTGTTGCCGGTGGTCGGGTCGTAGCTGAGCATCTGCTCAAAGTCTACAATGCGGACCTTAACCTGTTCACCTTTCTTGAACTCTACCAGATTAGAGTGGTCGGTGATGTTAATCATACCAGTGATGTTGAAAGTAGGAATTTCAACAAATACACCAGTCTTCTTAGAGGTGTCAATTACACCAGTGATAACACCAGTGAACTCCTCCTTGGTGAACTTCTTCCACTTCTTAGTGTTTTCGCAATAATCGCCAAACAGTTCAATCTTGGACATATTGCCCGAGAAGTTCAACAGCGCCTTGCGAGAGCAGATAAGACTCATCTGGTTGGCTGAACCCGGTTTAGTGGTGTAACCTGCAACGAAAGTGTCAACGGTGCAGCCGTTCCACTTTTCAAAATTCTCCTCAATATTGAGGACAATCTGAGAACCGGGGATGAAAGCATCCACAGTGTATGCCTCTCCGACAAATTCAGAGATTACTGGTACCTCTGCCTTGCCGATAAAGCCGCCGTTTGCAAGCTTCAGGTTATGCACCGTTACTGTCTTCGGTGCTTTGATGTTGTACTGTACCGTCTTGTCAGCGAGGATTGAGTTTACCCAACCTTCAAACATCGGCTGGAAAATATCAATCGTCACAGTCTGACGAATTTTGTCATGTGCAACTACCTTGGCGGTCACCGGACAATTGGTGAGTTCCAAGTTGTTATACTTGGCGAGGTTGTTACGGCAAACAATCGTCTCTTTTGACGAGAAGCCGCTGAACGATACAACTTTACCGTGCTTATTGACGGTGATACTGAAGGTGCTACCTACAGTCGGAGTAACCGGAATAGCCGGTACTACTACCTCGGCCTGTGCAATATTGCACATTGCTTCGGAAATAGGAGTGTTTGCAAAGCGCTTTGAATACGCCTTGATGCGGTCACGCTCCTTTGTGAACTCTGGCCACTCAATGTCGTGGCAAGACTCCAAATTGCGATGGATAACAGGCACACTCACCTCGCATCTGGTGAATTTCGGCTTCTGTTCCTCAGCCTGTTGTTCCTTCTTCTTTTTTCGGTTGTCTTTCATTCAAAAAGAATTTAGGGGTTAATAATTAGTGTTTCAATGACTCCTTGTAACGAAGCCACTCTGCTTTGATATTTAAGCGGGTCTCAGCAGAGAATTTCTCAAATACCCACTTGATATACGATGCGTCTTTCTTGCAGACATCGTTTGTTTTTTCGTTGCGATACTTACCGGAAGCGAAAATCAACTCGCCGTCCTCGTCTGTTCTAAGAAAACCTTCAGGAGACTTCACAGTGAAATCAGGTTCCTGCTCAATGTCATCAATTCCGTCGCGTTTCTGGAAACCGAAAATCTTGATAAGACCGCGTACATCATTGAGTGCGTCGTGTGCGCCTTCAAGTTCTTCTCCGGTGTAACGGCGGTACACGTCCTCCAATCGCATTGAATTTCTTTTGCGCTCTATAAGCAACGAGTCGTAAAACTTTCTCTTAGAGAAGTCAAATGTCAGACCGAGTCGTGTCAGATTGTGATACAACAGCGGAATATCATAACGAATACCGTTGTACGAGAGCATATCATCATCGCCGATGAACTCTACTGCCTGCTGCCAGATGTCTCTGAGATACACACCGTTTTCAAGAATAAACTCCTTGGTAATTCCGGTCTTTTCAGCAGCTTTTGGTGCGATTTCAAAGTCCTTCTCTGGTTTGATGTACCAACACTTATGGTCAAGTTCTTCAAACGTGTCAGAGTCAAATTTTACTAAACCTAGCTGCAGAATATACTCTTCTTTCACATCAAGGCCTGTTGCCTCGAGGTCAAATGCGGTGATTGTCTTTGTCATTTTGTCAAAATTTGTTTGGTGATGGTTTTAATTTGCTCAAAAGTTTCCGGATTATTCAGGTCGCCGTCGAAGTTGATTTCGTAATCAAATCGGTCATCGTTTTTCAGTTCAGCGCTAATTTGTGTGTCACTTTTCACGTTGTCTGCTCGGTTCACTTTGATTATTGTTCCGGAGTTGTTTACAATATATGAAATTTCTGTAGAAAATTTACAGTCAGTGAAAATTCGGTAGACAGTTTTTCCATTAGGTGCAAGGAAAAATTCACTATCCAACTTATTTACTTTCAAGCTTTTAATCCAAACATTACTTCCGAAAGATTTCTGCATTACATATCTAGAAAAATATGCAATGAGTTCTCTCAGAGTAATGTGGATAGGTCCTTCGTACGTATCAATTGAGGACTCGTCAACAATCTTCTTCAACTGCTCAGCTTCCAGCACGGTATTCTCTTTCACCATCGCCGACAATTCCAGCTTGTCTTTAGCTTGTTGGAACGAAAAGTCCTTTAAGTCTATAATCACCGAGTCTTTACACCAGTCGTCATACATAAAGCGCACTGGCATACCGATAATTTGCGACAGCAGTACCTTTGCGGTATCAGCGAACGACTCGAAGTACACATGCTTAAATTCGGCCTCTTCAATAAAGTCCTCATCACACACTACTCGTTCTACTGCCTGGTTATATACACTTTCAAATCCGTCAAAAGACTTGTTTTTCATGTAAAAGTCAATTGCAGTGCCGAGCAAGTAACTGAACGTGTTCTTGCCGGCACCACGATGACCTCTAATTCCGATATACTTGAACATGGTTAATCAATTTTCTTCTATTCAATATATGAAATTGAGTTTGAAAATTTACACCAAACGAGAAAGAGCGGTGTATAATTCGTTCGGGTCTACATTGTATTTTTTCGCATTCTCAATCATTTGAGCAATGGTGCTGTTGATAATCTGAGAGATACGAGCAACTGATAATTCCTCTTGTGCTGCAATCTCGCCCGGAAACATAGGTCTCGGCATACCGATACCGAACTTTTTTAGTATGATGCGGCGGTCTCTTGATTTCACATCCGTAAACAAAATATTAAGACTAGACTTGAAAATTTTGTAATTTTCTTCGTTTTCCAAAGACTCCTTATCTACGGTGTCGTCATCGGTAGTGAGAATATCACCGATACACTTTGAGTCGTCCTCTCCACCGACAGGAGCATCAATGTTAACCTTGATTTCTTTCTTGTACGCGCCCGTCTCTTTTCTGTCTTTGTCAATTTCAGCTTTCGGCTTTTTGACAGTTCGGCTGTTCTCGTTAATCTCTTGAACAATAAATGCGGTAATCCATTTGAAAGCAACCGAGTTGAACTTAGCATTCTGAATTTTAGAGGATATCCAATCAAGCACAGTCTTGCGCTCATACACATTACCTGGTTTGAATTTATCAAGGAAGTCCTCTTTCACACTGCCGTACTTAAGGTACTCATTTATAATACTTTGCAGTGTTTCAAAGTCAATCGTTTCAGACTCAATCTCGTTTACTTTCTTTGTCAGGTTCTCTTTCAGGCACGCGCGTTTTGGGTCGTATTTCTCCCAAGCTTTGCACAATCCCAAATTACCTGCACTAATCAAATCTTGAAACTCAATACCGAGACCCTGATAACCTTTTGCGATAGAGATTACCAACTTCAGGTTCATATTGATGATTTTGTCACGGTTCTCAGGAGTGTACTCAATATCAAAGTTATTGTCGTTCTCAGTGTAGATGCGGTTAATCTCTTTGAAATACTTTTGAATTGCACCGCTTCCTTCAACACTCATGCTGTCTGTGTCGTTGAAACCCTCTAACACCTCAATCAGCGGTGTGTCGGTCTCAATCGCGTGATTGATACTGTTGTTCAGCACTGAGTTGAAACCCATTTTGATACGACCACCCAACTGGTACGCGAGGTCCTCTATCTGACTGCTTGGTAAGGACCACAAATCTTGACCGAGCGCTTTTTGATACTCTTCAACTAACTCTTCGTTCTGGTCCAAAAACGAAGCGAATGTTTTTCTTTGTTTACTCATTATCTATTATGGTTTTGTTTATCTGTACGTGCTCCAAGAACTCTGCGAGCACATACACGTTCTGGTTCTTATATTCAGTGGACTCTTTCTCTTCGCGAGTAACCCACATCAACTCAATTTTGTTCATTTTAACGACGCCTTTCTTGTCTGCTCTAGAAACATTCACAAGGCACTTGAAAAGTGTCATAAAACTCTTCTTTACCTGTTCTGAGACGATTTCTGACAACCAGATAGGTGTCTTCATATCGGTGGTCTCAGCTTTCATGTACTCAAGAGCGAACTTATTGATAAATTTGTCAATTTCAATCTTCTTGCACTTCTCCTGTTCGGCGAACTCGTACGTGCGCTCCATGAAACGCTGGATTGGCAAGTCAAGACGCTCTCGCTTGTTGTTGTACACCATATTGATGAGCGTACGCATGCGCTTGATAGCGGAGTAGTTGAAGGTTTTGTTCTTGTTGCGACAGAAGTCAAAGATTTGTCGGATATCTTGCGGTTCATACAGCTTAGACATACTTACAAATAGTGGCACTACCTTTTCAAATACCTCCATGTCTTTGACAAATACCTTCTTGTTTATAATATCCTCTGACCAGTTGTCCGATTTGATAAGTTCATAGCGGCCAGCAATAACATCACGGTACAATGTCAATCGGTCCTCTGTGATGAGGTCCATAAGTTCTTCGGCGTGCAGTGTCTGTTGTGCTTTCAACGATGCGCTAGCATTGTCGGATGCATCTTTTATACCGAGCAATTCTTCACGAGATGCTTTGTATGCGCCAAGGTCTTCTGATGAATACAGATAACCGTATGCTTTCATACCTCTCGTCAATACAGGAAGCTGTTGCACATACTCTCTGTACTTACGCTCAAAGTAGATGGTTTTGTATGCGATATCATTCACATAGTACTTATTCTCCATCTCGTTGTACTCAATGAACTTGTTCTGTGAGAGAAAACTACCTACCAACGAGTTGTACTTGAACTCAATAGTGTTACGCGCAAGCATACCGTTACACAAATCAATAACTGATTTATAGAACTTCTTCTCTTCATCAGAGTACTTCATATTCAGTGCTTTGTAGTGGTTGATACCAAGTGAATTACCATCCGCATCGCACTTATTCAAGAACAAATAGATGAACAAGTCGTGTGAACGCAATCTGTTCGCAAACTGCTCAATTTCTTGCGGCATCCAAAGGTCATTGAAGTAAATGTTGAAATCGTACTTATCAAGGATATCCACACCTACCGACAAGTAGTTTGAGCAGAGCAGTACATTTGTTTTCTTGATAGTCTTCTCAATATTTACATCATCCATGAACTTCTCGCCAACATTTGACTTTTTATAATAATTGATAACTACTTTCTTTTTGTAATCGTATTTGGTCTCAAGCACCTTAACAAGCTGTGCTTCAATTTGCGTTTTGTACAGAGTACCTTTGTTTGTCGGGAATAGAATTCGCTTACCATCCACAATGTCTTTCGCCATGTGGTCAACCATGTGCTTTGTGTTATCGTCTGGTTTGTCAGTGAGCATTACATGGAACTCTTTTCTACGCGTCTCTTCTTTGATTACTTTCAAATGCACTATGTCGTCAAAGAATACAGTCTCTCCGACCGGAGTACCAGACATCATTATGATAGGAACCTGAGTGTTGCGAATTTTCTCAATCACTTTAGGCATCACTTGGCGATACTCAGACTGGAACAACAGGTGGGACTCATCCAAGAAGATGTAGTCAAATCCTGCCTCTTTCAGTTCCATCAAGTTCAAACGAGCGAACTTGTCTACTGTCAGTGCGATAGAGTTTGTGCCATCAAAACGAGGTTTTTTGTTGCCGTACACATAATCCCAGTCTTTCACATTCTCTACCTTTGATTTGATAGTGGAGGTGAATGGCATCACCATCATAATCCGCTTTCCATCTCTGGTAAGCGATTTCACCATCTCGGTTTTACCAACACCTGCTCCAGCTTCGATGAGTGTAATCATACCACAATCTTTCAGCAATTGCCACTTGATATTGCCGAGATACTCATTGGCTTTAATGTGATACTCTTTAGTGTTGGGGGACTCTCGAAGCAGTGTAGGGTTTTCTATATTGTCAATCGTTTCACACAGCTGTTGTGTATTGACATCCCCCTGAGCGATGTTCAGTTTGATTTTGAAGCCGTGCTGATTATTCAGACGAGATACTGCCCAAACATCAACAGGTTTATTGTGACGGCTTGCAGTGATACAGTCGGACTGCAACTCTTTGTTCTTTACACCAGAGCATACCATTCGCAAATACATATAACCTTTCTCTTGTCCATACAGCTTTACAAGAGTATTTGCAAGACGCCAGCGCTCAAAGTGTTTGTAGTGTACTGGAGTGTGAGTATTCACCTCCAAGTCAGGTGCGTCTTTCACCTCAACTGCGATTTCAGAGTCTTCATCGTTGTCTTCAAACCACTCCCAGCGCTTGAACACTTCCTTCAGGTCAGGATAAGTAACCCAGTCAATGTCCGGGTGACCCATATCCTCTACGTTGTCAATATTGATATACATGAAATCCTCAAAGAAGTGTGTGCTGAACAAAGCGGCAGGGTCATATCCGATGAATGCACCTTGCTGCGGTTTGAACATTGCAAGGTCCATCCACTTCAACAATTGGTCTTTTGTGAAGCCGATTTCATCTGATGCATTGATACATACAAGATACACAAATGAGTATTTGTGACGGAAGTTGGTGAGGTATGCGATTTTCTTTGCGATATTGTCTTTCTTCTCGTTCTCTGACACCTGAATTTTGGTGTACACGTGCAAACCCTTGCCGGAACTTGACAGAGCAACACCTACGAACCAGTTGTACTTCTTGAGGTGGTCAAAAAGTACACGCTTCAGCTTCTTGGCGATTACTTCATCTTTGATATCCATGTCAATCACCTGGAATCCATTCCACAAATCAAATGCAGTCTTACCGATAGGACGTTCACCGTTGCTTGTCGGGTAAATTACTCTACGATTGATTTTTGTGATATTCTTATTGCTTTCGCTGATGAGTGTTTTCAACAGGTCCAACAGCGTACACTGGTTACCGCCCTTTGTAGCTTTGATACTATCAAATATGGTGACCTGACATTCGGTGAGACGTTTCACATATCGGAACTTCTCTTCCGGCTGCAATTCAATAGCACTATCGCTACTAAATGTCTCATTTACAAAGTGTTGCTTCCAAGAGAGTTCTACGGGTACGTGTTTTGCACGATACGCCTCAAGCGCTTTCTCTAGGGATATATTCTTGTTTTCCATTATCGTTAAATTACTGATAAATATAGTGAAAAACTACTCATAATTTACATTAGTGCGCAAAAAGAGTTATTTTTAAGAAGATTAAATAAATACTTTTTATTATGACTGAAAAAGAACTTGTTGAAAAGATACTTCGTGACCGTGCGATTATCAACCCGAATGGAACTATCAATGAAATCCGTTTCCGCAAGCTTGTCGGTGAACCTTGGATTGCTGACAGAGTAAAACGATATGGTTGGCACGAACACCCTGTACATGAAGAAGATAAAAAATGCGATATAAAGGCCGTTCAGCCTGTTGCTGAGAAAATCATCAGCGAAGTAGAGAAACCGGCTGAAATCGTCGAAAAACCGGTTGAAATCGCTGTTGTCAAAGATGAACCATCAATGATTACTGAAGACCTTCCCTCAGTAGCACCTATCGTTGAAGAACCGGTTGTTATTGTTGAAGAGAAACCTACAGAAGCACCAGCAGATGTAGTTATTGAAGCTGCTCCTGTTGTTGAAGAACCGGTTGTAAAGACTACTCGCAAGAAATCAACAAAGAAGTAAAATGAAAAATTTGTCTGACTATATAAAAGAGGACGGTATTGCTCCTTCTCTTGGTGCCGAACAAGCTGCATCTGCATTTATGACCCCTGGTAACACATCAGGAATGGGTAATGTGAAAGCGCCCACTCCAGAGGAACCGGGGTCAGGAGATTTGCTTGGCAAAACAAGAAGAGAGAGTCCGAAGACAAAGAAAGAGAAACGCAATACCAGCAAAACCAAAAAAGAGGAGCAGTAATCTGTTCCTCTTTTTTATTTACCAGGGTCGCAAGTTGCAACAATCAGCGGGATTGATATCGTACTTAGCACGGAAAATCTCGTCGTGCTCTGGCACATACTCTGCGACTGTCAACTGTTTTGTACTGTAGTATTTGATGTTATAATTCCACTTGATGCCCGTTTAATCTCCTCTTCTGAGAACCCTTGCTCTTTCAATGTTTCAGTAGGAATTCCTGATGCGATAAGAATACGAATAATTGTATCACGTATTTCATCATATTCAGAAGTATTTACCCGCATACCATCGTCTTCGTTGATTATAGATATATCTTCATCAAAAATGAAGTCATTAAATGTTTTAGCCATAATTACAATTCAATTTCACCGGAGATTTTTTCTGCTTTTTCAGACGACACAACAGTTTTTTAACCGTAATGTCGCCGCTTTTTACAACTCCTTGCGCCTCTAGTTTCTCCAACCAATCTAACAGGTCTATCTCAAAGTCATTAGTCTCCATAGTACATTTTCGGTTTACCGTCCCACAGATACGCTCTGTGCTCGTCAACAGTGATATAGTCTTTGCCGGACTTAGATGTGCGGCAGATATAACGCTGTTCTTCAGACATGAAATCTGCCTCGAAATTCGGTGCTACAGTACCGGACTGGCCGTAGCCATCATCGTCAGTAACCATCTTCTTTGTCATCTTGCGCACGAACACGCTCTTCTTGTTTGTGCGGATTACCTGATAGAATACAGGGATGCAGCAAGAGTAATTGTACGAGAAGCAAACGATGTCACCAATTTTAAGCATAATGTGAAAGTTTTAATGTTGTATATGAATACAGAAAAAACGACCCGGAAATTAACCAAGTCGTTTCTGATACCAGTCAATCAGAGTGAGGAATTCCTCTGTCTCGTTGTTGTAGTAGCTAGAGATGATTTCGCTTGCCTGGTAGCGGTTGAGCGTGTCGGCTTTTGAACCGAGCGGCGAGATGTTTTTAATCATCTTGATTTGCTTCTCAGTGGCGGGTGCGATAGTCACCTTCTCCGGGTGTGCCAAAACAGTGTTCATCCTTGAGATGATGGCCTTGAAATCGTAGTCAGTGCGCTTGTTGTAGCGAACATCGGAGGAGATGTCGCAGGTTCCCTTGGTTCCGAACACCTTGTTGCAGTATTCAGTGTGTATCTTCCACATCTTCTCAAGGTCTTTGCGCTTGTGAGATTTGAACTCGTTGTCAGCGATGCAGGTGTAGCGAGCAACCTGGCCGGCCTTGTTGATGAACCAGAACACGATGAACGGATGAGTGTAGTCAGCCAGTTCCGGATAGTTCTCAATAGCGAACTCAATGTATTGGAGCGGCTTACCGTCCTCGCCAACCTCAAGCATTGCGTTCTGGTGGCGTTCCAGTTCAGAGGCCTGAATAATATCAACTCTGAAGCGGTTGTAGCTATGAGGCCCGCCGGCGGGCATCCAATTGTCATAGCCTTGGCCAGCGCCGGTGCCGCCGAGTTCGTAAATCTGTTTGATTATGTCGTACTCTTCAGGCAGGTAGTGAGCATGGCAGCAGTTGGATAAATTAGAACCGACCATGCAGTCAATATGCTCCTGGCGGGTGGCGAAGCGCTCCGTGTTGCACGGGTTGAACATATCCAGGGCAGTTATGCGGCCGTGTCTGAGGTACTCCGAGATTTTCTTCCAGCGGATGAGCATGGTGCGCTCAGACTTGACGTGCTCCGTAACGTCGGTTCCTTGAGAGAGGGTCAGGAACATGTTGAACATTGCGAGTTCTTCGGCGAGTGTCGGCAGTTTCGGGGTCTTCTTCATATCAGTATGAGTTAGAGGATTAAACAATCAAGTTACATATATAACATAGTAAGTAATCAGTGAAAATTAACCTGTATATCCATAAAAAACACAGACTGTTTCACAACAGCCTGTGTCCAAATAATCTCTTCTAAACACCTTTTATGAAATTAGAAGGGCAGGTCGTCGCCAGGTGCGGCAGCACTAAAAGTGGGTGCCGGTTCTGGTGCAGCTTCCTGCTTCTCAGCAGCCGGCTGCTCTTTGACACTACCCTCTTCGTCAATGTCAAGTATTTCAGGGTTCTTCATTGCGAGAACCTTGGTCAACCAAGCATTTACACGAGCGGTGAGTTGTGCGTCCCAGTGGTAGTTAGCTACCTCAGCTTCGAGGTTGAGAGCGTTAGCCTTAACGTACTCAATTGCTCTTGCGTACAGAGGACGAATTTGACTACGGAGTGCCTCTTTGTTACCCTCTGCCTCTTCCATCTTTGCGACAGCTTTGTTCTTGAGGGTCTCAGTCTTTGCCTTAGCAGCATCAGACAGTGCTTTGTTGTAAGCCTCCTGATAGTTGTTGTACTCGTCAATGAGTTCAATTTCCTCATCAGTGAAGAACTGTGTACCGTCTGTCTTGATGATAGGAGTTGGGTCGGTAGCGAAATCACAGAGGTCATAGCTTACCTCACGAGACTTGCGAGACGGCTGAGATGGGTCGTCAGGACCGGGTACGACATTCATTTCAAGTACAGGACCGAAGATGTAGTCCATAAGCGGCTGCTTAGTCTTGGTCTTGTCGGTGGGGTTCATCTTTGCCTGAAGGCGGTTCATGATTGCCTTAGGAAGCTTCATCATGAGGATTTGGCCAACGAGGTCAGGACGGTTCTCGTCCTCAATTACCTGAACAAGACACCAGTCAGACTCTGACTTGTCAAACATCTTCTTTGCCCATTCTACCTTCTCGGTATCCTCTACCAACTGACCTTTCTCGTCAGCGATACGAGCGTAATGGAGTTTCTTGAAGCCTTTGAAAAGCGGACACTCCTTATCACCTACAGAAAGAGATGATACAGCAGTGAAGAAGCCCTGTGCGTCACGCATATTGTAACGCGCCTGGTGTACTACGTGTGCCTGCTGTGCCTTAGGCTTGTCAAGGTTGAACGGGTTCATGAGCACCTTTACCTTTGAGTAATAGTGACCATCCTCTGAAACGAGAGTGATATCCTGAGAAGCAGGATTAGTCTTGTAAATGTTTTTGTTGAACTGACCGGTCTTTTCTGTCTGGAATGCAACACCGGCAACTGCATCTGCGGGATTGAAGCCCATTACTGCATCAATGATGCTCTCATTTGTGTTTGCCATAATTGTAAAGTTTTTTGGTAATTTTGTAATGTACAGTGTTTTTTTTGATTACGATATAAATATATGTAAAAAGTTAATAAATTTTACGAATATTTGAATTTATTTCATAATTACTTTGCGCACGCGCGTTTTTGTATTGTAGCGAAGTAGCGATAGTGCCATCAAATGCAGCGTCACATACCTCTTGGTGAGAGATAATGAATATCGTTTGGTTCTCTTTCAACTCTTTCTTGAGTACATTGCACACCATCGTTCTCATTTCATTGTCCATATTGCTGAATAACTCATCCAAGAACATCACATTGAAATGCACTCCGCAGAATATCACTTTCAGTACACCGAGTATCACGCACATGTCTATTGTTTTCAACTGTCCAGTAGACAAAGAAGCGATGTTGATAGTTCTGTCTAAATCAAATATGCGAATGGAGCACTTGAACTGATTGTCAAACTCAATGATGTATGGCAATTGAAGTCTTCTGGTGTAATCAAGTATTGAAGAATTGAGGAGTGGTATGAAGCTTCCGAGAATTTTTTGTCGCATGGAAACAGAGAGCAAGTCAAAAAGCTGTTCCCACTCTTCGGCATCATTGTGTAAGTGGTGTATAATATTTTCAAGTTCATTCTTCTGTTGTTTTAGTGTTTCAATTTCTTTTGTGTTTATACTAAGTCTTCGTTGCTGTTCCTCAAGTTTAGTTCTCAGAGATACAAGTTCAGTGTTTTTCTCATTGTATGTGTTAAGCTGATTTTTCAATTCTAAGGAGGTTTTTAGCGATTCTGAGGACAGTTCAGTAAGCTTCTGTTCTACTGTTCGGTACTGAGATAAAAATGCTTCACGTTCTTGTTTTTTTATTTCAAGTTGAGACTGGTCAATCGGCGCTCCGCAAGTAGGACAAGTTCCTTGTTCAATAAACTTGATTTCTTTCGCTTTGTTAGCACCGAGTGTTTTGATACGCGCCAACTCGTCTTGAAGCACTCTCATTTTTGAACGGCTTTCTTCGTTTAAGTCGTTCATTTTCTTCTGAAAATTTTCTTTATCTTGTTTATTATCAGCTATTTGCTGTTTAACTTCCGCTAGGTCTCCTTCTATCTTTTCGAAGTTTGACAGGTCCTCTATCTTCTTGATTTGTGCAATAATCGCATTGCAGTCAGATTGTTTGTTGAAAATCTCATCAGATACCTCTTTTCGCTTCAATTTACAACTGTCCGAATATTGTGTAAGCAGAGAGAACCCGAACACCTGGTCCAGGAATGCTCTGCTGTCAGAAGGGGTCATATTTGACAATGACTTAAAATTGTTGAAAGAGATAATGCACAACAACTCAAGTGTCATTTTAGACACATCATAAAACTCTTCCTCCAACTGAGATTGCGCATCGCGTTTGTTTGTAAACACAAGAGGAGCACCATCTACAAGCACATTCAAATCACCTTTGATTACTCTGTCAATGTGCAATTGATGTCCCCGGCATTCGCAGTCAATCACTACTGAGCCCCTCTTTTCACCCCAGCTGATAAGGTCAGGAATATTCTTGCCTTTCACATCGCCGAACAAGCCGAAAATAATCGCTTCACCGATGGTTGTTTTTCCTGCGCCTATCGCACCTTCAATCTTCCAAAAGCCCTTGACCTGGTCAAAATCAATTTCTAGGTCGTTGTATATGCTCTTGAAATTGTGTATTTTAATTCTTTGCAATATCATACGTAACTAATATATAAAAAAGCACCAACAGTTTTATGTCGGTGCTTATTTATAGTAGAATCGGTTCTGTAGAGTTGAAATAGTTATGTCGTACACAAATCTTTCCATCTACCTCATCCATATAATTCAATACATACTTATCTGTGTCATCTGTACCTGAGTATTTGCAAATATCGTGGTAGATATGGTCCATAAACCACTTCATACCAACTCCTTTCATCCAGTATTTGTGCTACTTAGGATGCTCTCATATATAGTTTTCATAACTTATCTTGGGTTAATTATCTCTTCTTTTTATGTGTAGATTTCCACTTATTCCCTTTATCGTGTCCACCTGTAGTAAGTTTGTGTTTCGCTTTCGCTTCACCTTTGAAGTACGCCATAATTGTTGCGCGTGTCTCTTTCTTGAACCAGCCCTCAGTGAACATTGCGACAGGCCACATCTTGGGGGGTACAATGTATGTATCACCAATCAAGTTTGGTATGTACTCTCTTACTGCGAATGCGAGATGGTGCTTACTTAATTCGTCTGTCAGATATGAGTAGTCAAAAGCATCCAAATCACGAGTTACACCGGTTTCAAAATATTTACGGTACACCGGGCGGTACATCTCGTAAATCTGCTGCATTATATTGCATCTCAGTTGGGGAGGAAAGTAGTGAATATTGAAACCTAGTACACGTTTACCCTCTTTAGAGTTGAACATTCCGAAAAATATAGTGCAAGGAGATGCGTCATAGTACTCCAACTCTTCTTGGTTCTTCGGATTTAGGTATTTGAACAACACAAGCTGACCGGGAACAATATTGTTTTTAGAGGTGAGTTTTGCTTTATCTTTGTCCTCGTCAAGTACTGCGCGTGCTCTTTTATCACGATTTGATATTTTGTAGAGTGGATTTGCTTTAACTTCATTGATGAGGTTGAACTTCTTAGGGTCAACTTTATCAACAAGCTTGACAATTTCGTCTATCTTCGTTCTAGGGCTCAGCTTATTGACCGAGCCCTTTGTTTTACCTACACGTGATACTGTTTTACCTACTTTATCAATCATCTACGCTAATTACCCACTTACCAGCGATAAATAGTTCGTACTTATCGTTGTATTTCTTCAATTCATTATACTTTTCTTCTATCAGTTTATATTTGTAGTCAACCTTGTTGTAGTAGTACTCAGATCTTGTTATTGCATTGTGCTCGTTTTCAACATAACTGCAAATATAGGTGATAGTATTTCTCATGTAAGAGTTCATTTCGTTTGTAAAATTGTACATTTCTCTGCAGTAAAGATACGCGATATCCTCATTAATACCGACACTGATGGCCCAATCTTTATCACAATACTTCTTCATATTTTTGTGGAAGTCCATGATATTTTGCATTGAGCGTTCAAGTTCCTGTTGTACCTGTTTGAATAATACATCGAATTTAGTACCTTTCTCTTGTCTCATTTTCTGAGCGAGAAGAGTATATCTCTTTCTGTTCTCATCAGCAATCTTTTTGAATGTTGCTTGGTCCATTACAATCATTCCTTCTCTCGCTTCACGACGAGATTTTCTCTGACTGTATGTAGTACCACCTTCAAGAGTAACTTCCCATATCTCAGTAGGATGACAATATTCAATATACTCCAAGTATTTATTTCGCTTTTTGATGTAAAGTCCTCTCCGGTATTTTTCAAATTTGTTTTTGAAATAAAATTGACCATCGTAGTAAAGACACAATAAATCATCGCCTATCCAGAAAACCCACATTGTCTTTTCAACTTCTGGGTCATTTTGGTCTGCTGAGGTCCATCTTTCATTTTTGAAAGCATTGTTAAGTCTCTTTTTAAGTTCAGGTTTTAAGCGGGTGTACACGTGCACACACGAAGCATCAATCTTGTCAAATCTAGGTACAGTAAAAAACTGCTCTTGATTGTTCTTACCAAAAAACAGTTTCAATGTTGTGCCGTCATTTGTAATCGTCCTAACGAGTTTATCCATGTGGCGCTCAATAACACCTTCAAAAATATCTTGTGATGTCTGCTTAATTGTCAACATATATTAGTGTTACTATTTTTCAAATAATAATCAATATTCTGCCGGTTTTACATCAACTTCGTACTTCTCTTGCTGATACATTTTGTATTTTACACGGCCCTGTTGCGCAAGTCTGCCAGTAGGAAGAATGTCAACAATATCGTACAGATAGTATGTGTCTTTTTTGTCATTTTTGAGCATACCACGACCAACCGATTGAAGATTTATAGTTTTGCTTTTGAACGACTGTGCAAAGATACCGTAATCAATATTCTTGAATGTTAGACCAGTACCGCAACAAGCATAAGATGCGCACAAGATACAGTTGTCGTTCTCTTCCATTGCTTTGATAATTTCGGTGCGCTTTTTTGTACTGATTTTTCCTGTGATAATGAACACTTGTTTGTCTGGGAATTTCTCTTTGAAGTGATTATACAAGTAGTTAAGGTACTCTGTATGATGAGCAAATACTATGCCGTTTTTTGTCATACTACCTATCAACTTATCCATTACTGCTACTCGTTTTTTAGAGTGGTGTATAATCATTTGCTCAAGCATGAGAAGATTACTTCCGCTCGCTTTGCAGCAATCTACCAAGTAGTCCATGTACTCTTGTTTTGAATGGCTTTGCTTGATTTGCTCAAATGCCCACGGCAGCTTTTTAAGTTGCGTTCTTGTGAAATCTCTGTCTTCAACAGGAAGCATTACCTCTCTACCATTCTCATCTTTTACAACATTGCTGCACAAATACTCACCAGACTCAATGTACTGGTCTAACAGTGCATCATTCATATTGTATTCAAGTTGCAACTGGGTTACATGTACCTTCGCAAGAAAACCTGCTGCAACCAATTCAGCAGAACGGATATCCTGTATTTTCGGACCCAAAAGTGATTGACACTGAAACGACTCAATTGTATTTTCAGGAGGCACTGTGCCGGAAAAACCGAACTGTAATTTGATGTTCTTAAGGTTGTCGTGTTCTATCAGAGTTTTGATAGATTTGCACTTCGCTGTATGGCATTCATCACAGCAAATCACATCAAACTTTTTGAAGAAACTTGGGTCGTAATTCTTTGATTTTCTGTCCAGTTTAAGCACAAGACTCTGGAATGTACCTACTGTTAAATTAGAAGACTGACACAACTCTCCTTTCGCCCAAACTGTCTCTGAGTGAAAGAACTCTTTGTACTCCGACAAATCGGAAACTGCCTGTTTCACAAGGTTGGTGTTCGGAACAATCATCAGTACATTGTGCGCACCATGCTCCAACATATATCTAAATACAATATATGCTATAAGTGTTTTGCCAGCACGAGTTGCAAGCTGCGACATAGAGCGTCTGTATTTGAGTATCAGCCAAGCTGCCTTCACTTGATAATCGTAAGGGTCAAATTTCAAACCCCATTGTGAAACATAGTCAATGAATTCGGTGAGAGAAAGAGAAAAATCTCTGTACTTGAAATAACTTTCATCTTTTTCCCACTGATATGTGATTTCATGTTCGTTGCACCAGTCTACAATCTGTTTCCATAAACCGGCATAAGAGTAATACACAATTTGGTCACCCTTACGAAATTTGTCCAAAAACACTTCTGGCTTCGGTATTCCTGTAAATGAAGGCAAAAATTGATATTCTGGGATTTTGTTCAAAAAATCTTCCAGTGATGGTCGCTTTGCTTTTTTCTCGGCAAATGTGTTTGCTCGGATGTTATCACCCCAACAAAAAATACGACGCATGTCATTTGGATTGTATGCTAAATGTATCATATCTCTTTCCAATTTGGATGCCATCTTTTTGCTAAAGATGCGCGCATATTTACTATTTCTCCAGTTTCAGTTATATAATTTTTATATTGTTTTGCACTACTATTATTAGATAACATCGTTTCTGATATTCTCTTTTTTGTATCTTCATTGTGGGGATGTTTTTTACCTGTATTTGCAAGTGCTACCTTTCTTAAAATAAAGATTTTTATCTTTTTCTAATAAACTAATCAGTTGTGAAATAAAAAGCCGTTAAAAAGCACAAAAACCGCCTCTAAATCAATTTTTAGAAGCGGTAGTATTGTAGTAATTGTTTAGTGCGCCGAGATAAGCGACTAGGTCCAGTAGATTGTCCTCTTTGTGACACTTCGCTTCGCGTGCAAGTTTCAGTGCAATCTTGAAGTAGTATATGTCTACGACTGAGAACTCTTTGTTGCAGAACAATGATGCGAGTTTGGCAGCGCGTTCGTTAGATAAATCAATCGGTCCGTACATGCGTTCTACCTCTTCGGACCGTTGATTGATTATCTTGTCTGCCTCAAGTAGGATGTTCATTTAGTAGATTACCCAATTAGAGAGGTCTTCGTTGTAAGCGTGGAAACTACCGCAATAGTAATTTAAAGAACCTACCTTCAAGTTTGGATAGGTGTCCTTCAACTGCTCTACGATGTACTGCTGCATCGCGTTTGCCAACCAAATGTCAATTGCGAAGTGCTTGAAGTAGTCGTTTGAGCGGATGTAGTAGATAACCATCAGCTTGTTATTGCGGATGAGGAACTGATACGATACTGAACAAGGAATACGAGTGGCGAAGCCGGAAGACTCATCGGTGTCTTCTGGGTTGAAAATCATCACCATCGCACGACGGCTGTGCTCGTCGTCCTTGAGTGCTGCAATCGCATTATCCAACTGCTTGCACTTACCGTTGATACGCTCAGAATAGGTGTAGTCAAACTTCTCACCGTCCTTCTTAGACATCAACGACTGCCACAGGTCAAGTCGGATTTTATATGAGTTACCAGGATTGAGACCTTCACGGTTTACTCGGTCAAGCAGTTCTTGTTCACAGTACTGCTCAATGTTATCTGCGTCGTTCTTGAAAATGAACTGGAGCATCTCTTTCTTTCGCATACTCGGCTTAGAGATAATGAAGTTTACACCGAGTAACTCTTTGGTGTTCATGTCATCTCCGGTGAGTTCTTTGTTCTGATAATGCTTTACCGGTACAGTAATACCAGACACCTTGAGTTCTCTGTCCATCTCCTGGACCATTTCTAAACAGTCTTTGAAAATTCTTGCCATAATTATTTGTGTAGTGGTTAAACAAATACAATATATAAAAAACAGAGTCAGAATTTACTTCCAACTCTGTTTTTGTGAAAAATACTTATCCAGTTTCGCATCGTACTTAGTGAGCAAAAATAGGCAATACATCAGTGCGAGTACAATCATGATTGCTACCCCGTCACCGATTGGAGCGTGCCAGTAGTGCTCATCACAGTGACCATTGTGGTCATCGTCACTGAATGCGTGAGACCATGCCAAGCCAGTCCAAGATGTCCAACCGCTCTTGCTTCTGCCATCACGACCAGTGCCGTTGCAGTAAGGACATTTTCTTTTTGCGAAGTGGTGGTAAATCTGGCCCTGACTTGCTACATCGCAACTGTCGTGATAGCCAGTTTTGTCGGTGCAAGAGGTGCCATCTCCATAGATATCATCTGTCTGAAAATACCACTTAGCGTTCACTAATTCACCGTTTCCGTAGTCATTGATATATCCCGTACCGTTGCAGTACTGGCATATTTTTGATTGAGGAGCGGCGAAAGTTGAACCTGCTGAAAATGATGACATCCTCTGCTCTTGAGATTTTGTAGAGACACTACCCAGTACAGATGAGGAACCTCCATACACATTCACGCTTTTTGTGTTTGTGCGCAAAGGTGATACACTGTACGATTGATACTCCACATTTTTAGTGCCCGTCGCATGAACACTGTATTCATGCAGCGGAGCACCATTCATTGGAACATCAAGCGGAGTAGTATCAGTACTTTTTGGTGCGGAGAATAAAATCGCCGCAATAATCAGTAATGTTTTCATTTCTACTACTACTTTTGTTTATTTGTTATTCTTCTTGTTGTTCATCGAAGTCAAGAGCAGTCTGCCTTGCTTCAAAGTTCTTGATTGCATCGCCTCGTTTCATTGCTTCGCAATATGCTTTTGAACCGCAATGCTCACATACCTTTTCCTGGTTGCTGTAACCGTAATGCAGACAGTAGTTGTACTTGTTTTCGTCAATACACTGCTCTTGTCCGATTTTTCGCTCATTGGTATACTTGCTGTCGTCACGAGTGCCTTCAAGAAAATCCTTGAACTGCTGTGTCAAGAAAGAGGTGAACTCAACAGGCATGAACTTACCGGTCTGGTGAATGAGGTTGTTGTGCCAAGGCGCAATTTCATTCTCTCTGTTCGGAATAAACACAAAGTCATCCGGACAACCCTGAATACGCGCACGCTCACGGATAGTGAAAGGCATATAAGTGTCGTTTCGGAAGTGATAGTGTCTACCAGCATTACCGCCAGTGATAGTGCGTGCAGGACGGTTCACATCTACAACACCCTTGCCAATACGAGTAGTCATATAACCTTTCTTAGAGAGGCAGTGAATACTGTCACCGATTTTCTGCTTCTTGAGGATGTTGTCAATAAACTCCTGATAAGTGATATAATCGGCAGGTGTCTTGTACGCTGTAATAGTTGGGTCGTACTCATGCTTGTGCCAACTTTCGGCACGGTCTGTGAGTTTCCACTGTTGATGGTTCGGAGTGTCAGCAGGAATATCCTTGATACGCTCAATCAGAGTTTCATAGTGGTCAAATTCACCCGGAATGAAATAAAAGCCGAGTTCTTTTTTCGCACCAATTACAAACAATCGCTTGCGCTTTTGCGCATTGCCATAGTTGCCGTTCGAGATATACTCAAAGAATATATCGTAGTCAGGAAGCTTCTCTTTCCAGTTGTCGCAATTGAACTCAGTAAGCGACTTAGGAAGGTTGTCAATTGCGAAGAACTTTGGCTGGAACTCAGCTACCGCATCAATGAAACGGCCGAAATTGCCTGCCAATTCCTTACGTGCATCTGCAAGAGTTGCGTTGTGCTGTCGCATATTAGAGAAACTACCGCATTTGGGATGGCCGAGAATTAAGTCTACTCCATTGCATTCATTTCGCTGCTCTTCAGTGAGTTCATCTACTGAATGCACCATGAATGCACCAGGGAAGTTATACTCAAATGTACCGGTAAAGAAGTACTTACGGTCTTCAATATTACCGATAATCTGCCAGCCCTGTCGTTTGGCACCAATCATCATTGAACCGATGCCACCAAATACGCCTAGTACTTTCATAATTAATACTTTGTTTGAATACGGAAAAGGTTAACCTGATACTTCAACGACCAAGTTGCGATAATTTCCTCATCGGTCATCTTGGTGCGAAGCAGATTGAGATAGAGATTAAACGTCTTCTTCAGACGGCGCTCAAACACGTACATATCTACAAGATACTGAGACTGACGCCACTCTCGGTTCTTAAGACAGTTAGCGGTAAGACCGAGTTCCTCAATAGTAGAGAGGATATTCAGTCTTAAATAATCGGACGCCATCTCATTTTTTGAGAAGTCCATCTGGTCGGCGTTGTAGCCGCACATATTGATGAGTTCAATCAGGAAGTTGAAACCGTCAAGCAGTTCTTCGTATACGTGATTTGTCTCATTCTTGTCAAGCGCTTCAAGTGCTTCGCAAAGTTCTTCTGTTACACGCCAAGCGTACTTCTTGAACTGTTCCTGGTCCGAAAGACAGTCAATGTCAAAATTGTCAAATACTTCTTTCGCTGCAGGTTCATACATGAACTCAAGCGCTACCTGTTTGTTGAATACATCCTTGAAGGACAGTCCCTCAAGGGGTTTGAAATTTTCTATGTTCATATTAGTTGCTTTGTGAGTTATCGTTAATCTCATTATTCAGAGCGCCCACGTACGCACACGCGTCAAGCAGGTTCTCTTCTTTGTGGTTCTGTACCTCGCGTGCAAGCTTCATCGCAAGTTCAAGCTTGTACACATCTTCTACGGTCACTTTCTTGTTACAAAGTACACTCATAATATCAGCAATGCGCTGATTACATTCGTGATAACTGCCATACTGCTCTTTCTTGTCAGTATTGACATTCACTATCTGATTTGCCTGTTGTAGTATATTCATACAGGTAAATATATGAAAAAAGGCGTGCAATTTAACTTGCACGCCGTTGATTAAATGTAAAATAAAGATTACTCGTCATAAGAAACGAAATCTTTGCCATTGATGTCTGCCAAAGTTTTTCCTTCAAAGTTGTATTTCTTTGATGCGCCGACTTCTCTTATGTAATATTTTTGTTCATCATTAAGTGATGTAACTCCTTGGAACGCAGGCCAAGCGTCAGCACTCTTAAGTTCGGTTAGTTCATAACCAGTACCATCAAATGTGAACATTATATGGTTACTGTCACAAGCATAATTGTCACATTCTCCATCATTTAGTTCTTCTCCACAATACTCACAAAGTTCAGGTTCATCTGAACCAGCAAGTGCCTCAATAGCTTCTCTACTACCAGCAACAGTAGAGAAACGAGTAACAAAATCCTTTGCCTCTTCGTCTTGCTCGTCAGCAAGCTTATCAACTGCAACTGGACCTCCGACTACTGTAATATGTCTTTTCAACAGGCTTTTAGCTTCTTCTTTTTCCATGATATATCATTTTATTTTTATCAATAATAATTTTTTTGCATTGAAGGTTTAATCGGCTGTTTCTTCGTCTGGAATTTCTTCAGACTGCTGTTCCTAAGACATCAAATCGGTAATCAACAAATCAGTATTGATAGTGCTTCCAGTAAACTCTGCGTCCACAGCAATACAGTCATTGAAATTACTGTTCTTGTTTTCGGTGTATGACATATTCGCATCTGAGAAATCGCAGCTATCAACATTGCTCTGGATAAATTCGCAGTACGACATATCCGTGTCGGTGAATGAGCAGTTGATGATATTGCATTTGTAGAACGTGCAGTGGTTAAGACAGATTGTACTGAAATCAACATCTTCAATGTTCATTGCAGTGAAAACCAAATCAGACATTGCCTCTCCAACTTTTGCTCGTTCAAGTCTATCTGGAAGCATTTCGCTAGTGCATGGTGTTTTCATATATTGTTTATTTGTTTTTTGAAATAATAAGATTAAAGCGCACCTGATTTTCAAGTGCGCTTCAGTTTTTTAGGTATTATGACCAAGGTCGGTATTTCGCATTTTCCAGGTCTTTAACGGTCATTTTAGGTGTCACTGAATAAAACCTAAGTTGGTTGTTTATAATGCCCTTATAGACAAAAAGAACCGGTGTTGTGTCGTTTTCTAAGCGGGGTGAACGGTTGAGTTCTTTCAGCTGTTGGTTCAACTGCCAGTAATGTACATTCAAATCGTCTAACCGTTTGTGAAATCTCTCAAGAAGCATCTCATCAGTCTGCTCTGTTACAGGAGTATTCAAATTGATGTGCATGCGACACAGATGAATTTCTCGTAGCGTCTCTTTGTACTCTTCGTACAGAGAGTCCAGCTGATAATTCGCATAGTCACACTCATACAGTGTATCGCAAGCGCCCAGATAGGAGATGCTTGCGCATTCGTCACAACTCTTTATGTGTTCTTTTACTGCTTGTTCGTATGAGGTTTCTTCTGATTTCTCTGAGAATGCAGAGACAATACTGTACACTGAGAACGAGAACAGAAAGATGGTTAGAAGTAAACTTACCGAAGTGATAATTCGGCCTTTGAGAGAAGGAGTTTCAGTAGGGGTCATATTCTTTTTTATTTGAGTTTTTAATTGGTCCACATGTAGGGATTGTATTCACGAACGTCCTTGTCCATTGCGAAAATCTTTGTACCGAGGGACATCTTGAGCGCCTGAATTTGCTGATACTTATCAATATCAATGCTCATATCTTCGTGGTTCTGGATAGCTATATCGTAGTCATTGAAACCGATATTGCCGGGTGGGGTAGTCGAGGGTCTTTGGAGTAGTCTGAGCAGCAACGAATGCCAAAACGTTTGCAGGAACTGTCATAGTGATAAAAAATTGATTACAATGTAATATACTAAAAAGAGGAGTTGGATTAACCCCTCTTTCTAAATATTCTTTTCAGCAGATTGAATATTCGCACGGGCCAAGTGATAATACACAGTGTGATAAGAAGAATACACTTGTTTGTGTAACTCATGTTGTTGAAGAACATGTAGTCATCTTCGCTGTCTACTTTGTTGATTACGTACTCTATATTTCCGAACCCGTACATGAACGCTGCGTAGATTGCGCCGATTGTGATGTATGCTCCGATTAATGCTCTCATATCAATACTGTCTAATTTCAATTCCCTTTTCGCGTGCCTTCTTCATCTTACCGGTGTTGCTGTCAACCGAGTTAGTGAAGACAATTTTTACCTCTTTCCAAGAAGTGGTAACTCTGTACTCTGGATGCAGGCGAATGAACTCGTCTTTGGTAGAACAAGTTGTCGGTTCGCCAGTGAGAATTACCGGTATCTGGTCAGCGCGTTTTTCGTTGATGTACTGTGCCTCTTGCTTGAAGATATCAAGAGTCTTTCCACAGTTCTCAAGCACCGAGTTCAACTGTAGCATCTCGGTTGAGTTCTCATCGTAGCACCAGCGCCAACCCTTCTCAGCGAGATGCTCAAAATTCTCATGTCCGAACAGCAGTTTGTCGGAGATAGCATTTGCGATACTCTTGCCACAAGACTCAAAGGTGCAGCTTATGATGATATCAACAAGCGAAAGTTCTTTTTTATAAGCAGAGAACGATTTTGCTGCAGATGCACCAGACTTACCTCCAAGTGCATTGCAAATATCGGCTTCAGAGACGCACAGAATGTTGTTTACAAGCGGTTTCGCCTCAATACCGAGGAAATCATCAGCAGCGCTGTTTTCGGCCGTGTAATCAAATATTTTCTTTGCGGCAGCAGGACCAATCTGAGGAATACCGAGAGCACCAGCGCTCTGGATGAACTTCATTTCAGTGTACTCTGCTTCCGACAACTTCTTGTACAAGTGACAACCTTCAACGTATGTGTCATACTTAGGAAGGTTCATCTGGTTCTCGTCATATCCGGTGGTGTCGGTAATCTTGTATATGAACGGAATGATATCGCCGGCAAGAGACAGAATTACCTTAGTGCCGATAGAGATTTTACTGTCAAGCATGTAACCGTAGTTGTGTGCGCTTGCACGAGACACCTGTTTGCCGTCCATTGTAACTGGGTTAACGATGATTACCGGATGTAACTCGTTAGTCTTACCGGTGTTCCATTCAATTGCGATTACCTCAGTCTGCTGGAGCATAGGAATGAACTTGATTGCGATACAATCCTTAGGGCGTGCATCTTCGGTGTTGTTAATTCGGTAGTCGTCAGTAGGCTTGATAACGATACCGTCAAGAGCGAACGGACACGTCTGGCGGTACTGGTCAAACTCCCCGTATACCTTTTTGAGGTCGTCAGCACTATCAAAGTCCGACATGATTTTGTAGAATTCAGGTAGGTGCTGAATTTCTAAACAAGGCCAGTCAATGTCTACCCAGCGGTCAAGACCGTGTACATTGTGGTAAGTACGCGCATCGTAAATCACCACCGACAGGTCTGAAACCATCTGCAAGAACTCATCGTCGTGCTCATCGTAGTCACGATTGAGGATACCGGAAACAAACGAACGAGGATTGACAAAATCGCTGTACTTCTCAGCGAATACACTCTTGTCAATCAGCACCTCGCCACGAAGAACGTACTCTCCCTTTGTCGGAAGAACAATATCTTTGAACTTGTCGGCGAGATGTTTCTTGAGGTCCTTTCCGAACTCTCCGTCACCACGAGAAGAGATGCTGTTGATATACAAGCTTCCATCTGAGCGGGTGCAGCACTGCAACTCAAACGAGCAGCCGTCGAACTTAGGAGTGATAATCACATTACCTTTGCGAGTGCGGTAGATGTAGTCTTTTACCTGGTCCATATATTCTGGCCAGTTGACAACACCGTCCTTCTCGTGAATTTGCACCTTAGAAAGCGAACCCATGATGAACGGGTGGCGCTGGGTGTATGTGGGATTTCGTTTAGCGCCTACGTAAGACTTGTTGGCTAGACCGAGGCGCTCCTCAAGTTCGTCAAACTCGTAGTCCGTCATAATTGGCGTACCGTTGTAGTAGGCTTCTTTCGCCTGATTGTATAGTTCTAAGTCAGTCATAGTCAATAAATTAGTTACAATATAACATATAAAAAAGAGATGTGAAATTAACATCTCTTTCTCAGTTTACTTCAGGCTTCAACCTCCTTCACTTCAGAGTCAGTAGCAGCGGCCTTCTTGCTCTTGCGAGTGCGGGGCTTCTTTTCGGAAGGTTCCTTGACCTTCTTCTCCGGCTTCGGAGCGGCGTGGATGTTAGACTCGTTAGCCATGATGCGGTCGTTGCCGTCAACCGGTTCGTCAAGCTTGAGTAGGTAGCTGTAACCGGAGTTCAGTGACTTGAAGAAGGACTCAAGTACGGTAGCGGCATGTTCGGTGCCGGCCTTACGGTTGGTCCAGATGACCTTAGCGGATGTTTTGTACTTAGCAGGGGCGATGTTGAGTTTCTTATCAGGGAACCACATAAGCGATAGGGTTTTAAGTTAAACAATCAAGTTACAATATAACATAGTGAATAACGTGCAAACATTAACATGAAACGAGGAGAAAATCATAAAAAATCTTCTCCTTGTTTGTTTGTCAGAGTTCGCTTGGTAGTGTACCGGAAATTTCCATTATCTCTGCACTCAGTCGTTCGGTAATCTGCTTAACTGCTTTTGTGAGTTGCTCCTTTGTTTTGAAGCGTATCTCACAAGCATCGCCTGAGTTGAAAATGATTAATGACCGGTTAGCCCACTTCACTGCGAAGCGTTTGATGTCTGTGATGTTGACAAATTCGTCGTTGTCAAATTTTACGATTACTGTATTCTGCATGTTGTTAAGTATTACATTACTCGCTCATTCGCAATACGGATAGCTTCGGCTTCTGCTTGTTCATAGCTATCGTACTTGTTTGGAGAGTAATAGTTTTTGATAATGTGTTTTGTATCATTCCAGTACGATACAATGAAGCGGTACTGACCAGTGTGCTGTACAAATCCGTCAGCCGTTGTTACTACCTGAACTTCAATGTCAATGTTCTGGCTTCTGAGCACTGCGCGTGCGATTGCTCTCTGTGCGATTTCGTTTTCTTTCATATCTTTTTCAAATAAATGTAAGGTGGGATGATTTTTGTTATACTGAGGTTTCCAAGTTCTGAGTCGTCCATCAACATAGGACCGCCTGAAAAGTCAATCGCCTTATAGTTTGGCGAATTTCCATGTACTGTGTAGTGATATTTTGAGAAAATTCTATAAATGAATGTGTTTTCTTCATATCCATCAAGATATAAAACTGAGTCTACTACACCATAGCGATTTGTAAGCTTAATCTCAAGCGGAACTTTATGTATCTTAGAGATTTCTCTAATTACATCGCTAAATTCACGGGTGTTCTGTGACATAACTCGTTCTCCTAATAATTCTTTTAATATTGTTGTTCGCCTGAACGATTATTGAGTTATCTTCAATAATTGAGATGTTCAGCACGATGTTTTTGTTTGCACCTTTGCTATTTAATACTGATACCTCAAAATGTACAAGAGGTTCTATTTTCTGGCACTCAGAGATAATCTGATATAACGACAGCATAGTCAAGTTGTCAACTGTGTGAATTACAAAGTTGTCATTCAAATGCTGAGCCGTTCCCAAAGACTCAATATACTCTTTCAATTCAGTATTTTTATCTGTTTCTAGTTCAATGATAAGTTTCATAATTGAATATATTAATTTTCATCGGATTTTTTT